GTTCACATGAAAAAAAACTTTCCCAAAAGCTTTGTATTATTGATTTTCTATGTATCTTTGCATCGTTATTATTTCTCGGGGTATTAGCTCATCTGGCTAATTTTTTCTACTTCTTAATCTGCTGTTTGTCACCTATTTATATTTTTCGTTTTCGTTTGATGTTGAAACAATGTTGAAACAAAGGAGATTTTCATGTTAAAGCCGGGAAATGATGCCCGGCTTATATTGTTGGTTTGGAACCGCCACTTATTTTGGTTATAGCGTCATGCTCTGTGTTTTTTCTTTGTTTCTCATCCTCGTCTTTGAGATACTTGTTCCTTATATCTTTGATGTCGTTTGTCATTCCCCATACTTTGAAGAAGAGGATAATTTGCAGTACTCCGAATATTAGGAGTACGATAGTTAGAAAGTCAATCATTGTATTATTATTTTAGTTTGTTACTTGTCTATATCGAATAGAAGCTTCGCCTCCACTTGAAGCAGAAGGCTTTATTCCTGATAAAGAGCTTCCTATACGTAGATATTCTCCATCCATCCAAATTGCATGTTCGTTAACAACACCATTGGCATGAGTAATAATAAGAAATAGTTCACATTGGGATGATGGATATTTGATATAGTCTTTGTTTTTTATAATGGAATACGTACCTTCATAAATCAAGTTTGATGAAACGATGTCTTTACAGGTACCATCAGAGTTGAAAATATATTCTTGTGTCCAACTAATATGTGAAATATCTTCCCATCCAACGGGGCGATACACGGAGGTGTTATAGTGTTGACTTCCTTTCCAATGCCCTACAATATTTGATAAAACATTATTATATACTTCAGTTTGAATTTGTATCGCCTTTTCCTCTTGGCTTAATTCCTCTTCATCATCTGATGAACATGCTGTAAACAGTACCATTGGCAGTATTGCCATTAAAAATAAAATTTTCTTCATTGTTTATTTATTTAGTTTGTTCTTTGATTCATACATCTAGCAATTCTAAGATGCCATTGTCTATCCATTTTTGTTTTCCTATATTTTTTTGGATACCAGATAGTTTTATGTTAGAACCATTATCAAAAGCTATTTTTACGATAGAGTAAAAAGTACTATAATTCAATCTTGATTGTATGTTAAGTTTTTTATTGTCATCTCCAATAGTAACAATTTTGATTTGAACATATTCCCTGTCCTCTACTTTAGGGTTAGCTGTAATGCTTTCAATTTTTCCATAATATGTTTTCTTAATATTTTCTTCTTTTTTAGGCCTATACTTATCTGCTATGAAGTTAACTTTTTCCATAAATATAGGTTCTAATTTGATAGAGGATATTGGGGGCTCATTTACAAATCCAATATCTTTGCACCAATCAACAATTATATTCATCTCTGTATCTTTAGTTTCATCATAAATGTCAACTAATGAATCTAAAAAATTTATGCTATATAATCCTTGGTCTACGTCTTCGTCAACCTTGTTATTGTTACTATTCTTTAAGTCTTTTTGAATATTGTCTATTGATGACAATAGCCGCATATTGATTTTTCGGTTTAATGGAATATCTTGTTCTGTTGGATTAAAAATAGTGTATTGGTAATTTCCTAGAGGACACAATATATTGAGGATATAGCTTCCTATTTCAGTTTGTCCAAAAGAATATTCTGAAATATTCTTGTTGACATCTGTTGTATAGACTTTTTTGTGAAATCTTGTAGGGTTTAAAGTGTCTAAATAGGCTGTAGCTAAAACGTCTTTTATTTTTTCTATAGTATCTGTCATACTAAAGAATGGTATTTTCCCATCTGAAGTGTAATTATTAGCTATACGCCATTTCTGAATGTCATACGATGGGTTTAATATTCTATTAACCAATGCTTCTATACTTCTGTTTTCAAAAGATGCAATGGATTGTAAAGTTTCTCCCATCACTCTATAGTAATCGGAAAACTCTTTAACAAGTGGTATTAGTGCTACATATTCATCGTCTGGGGAAACAAATTGACGCACTCTTCCGTTCATTAAAACGTCCAATTCACGCCATTTTAAAAAAGAAAAAACTTTTTCAAGCTTTTCTACTGTAATGAGATCTATAGCTCTTTTTAAGTCTTTCATAATTCTTCCTCCTTTGACACTTTTATCATTAACTTCTTAAGGCATTCACAAGATAAAATGTTCTCTTTGGGTATTACAACGGTTATACTACTTCCATTGTTTGTAGGCTGATTATTTTTGAGACTTACCCAATAGGCACATTTGGTAATTTTTAGAGCCGATTTTGAGTGTTTTACCCATTTCTTCCTATCTTTATCCATGTGCAAAACTACTAATATTATTGGAGTCATTCTATCGCTCATAACCAAATTATTGTAATTTTTTGCTTCGAGTATAAAGGAGTAATCCCCATTTTTCTTTTCTTTGAGTTTTACGTATGAAGCTTTTAATTGAATATCAATGATCGGGGAACGTTTTCTACAGTCTGAAGAGTTACACGGATACCCTTTGCACTTGATTGTAGCATCTACACCATCATTGTCTCGTTCTGCTTTCGATATAGTGTATCCATTATATGCACAAAGGGCTTGCATATAGGCAAAACTTACATCTTCCATACTTTCTTGTAGAGTGTTTGGCATAGCTTTATCAATAAAGGTTAACAATCAGATGTCTACTGGTTGAATTTTATAGTATTATTATTGTAACTACATTTGCGTTCTCGCTAATTTACCTACAACCTTGTATAAATGAATTACATCATTATCTATGTCAATTTCCATATCGGGATATTTTCTTTTCCCATCCGGATTAGCTATATTGTTGTAGGAAGACAATATTGTTTTTTTTCGCTCGTAGTCGATATGAATCATTTTAAGAAGTCTGTCTTCTTTTGTTATAATTACATACGGCTGTCCATTGTCTATGTTTCGTTTGTCTTTTATTTCACGGACAAAGATTGTATCTCCCGACATGTACATATCGTACATAGAATCACCATATACGGTTATTCCATAGCATCCAGTAAATTCTGGTATATTCACATATCCAATAACCTTGTTTTCATTTCCGTCAAATCCAATTCCATGTCCTGCGCATACACGTATATCAAGTATTTTAATATCTTTATTCGTGGTTGGAGTTTCAGTGATTGACGAATTGGTATTAATTGTCATGTTGCCAATTCCAGTTATTAACCAATTTATATTAAGGTCAGGGCAAGCAGACGCTATCTTTTCTATTGAATCTGCATTAAAGCCCGTTTTTTTGGCAATAGCTCCACGAGATAAACCAGCTGATTCTTCAAAAGCGGTTTGTCCAATCCCTTTGATTTTTAAATATTCAACAAATCTTTCTTTTGTGCTCATCTTTTTTGGGTTTTACTGTTATCTTTCAGTATATTTGTGTCGGAATCAAGTTGCGGATGATTTCGACTAAATTGTTTAACTATTCCCATTAAGGGACTATATAGGCGACTTAACTTCAAACCGCAACTTTGGAGTTGGTCGCTTTACTTTTATAGTTATGGTAATAATCAATCCTTTTCTATTTGAATCAATGAGAATGCAAATAGAAGAGTCATCTCATATGCCAAACAAAACAATCTGTAAGGATCCATTTAAAGAATCAAACAGGCTTATTGATAATGCAAAAGAATCATACTTCAAGATCTTGAAGGAAGAGAAGCGCGCTATCAGAGAAAGTGCCAATCCTTCCGAGTTTAATCTTTAGTTTCCTTGTGAATGCATCGTCAAACAGTGTATATCCATATCGTGTTTTAAGTTCTTTCAACTGATTAATAACATAATCTATATCTTCCTTATCTTTAGTCTTTTCAGTGCTCTCAAGCATCATGTAAATAGATTGCCTTATATCTGCTATATTTTTTAATTTCATAGCCATGTGTAGCAGGCGTATCTCTATATACATCATATTTTTTGCTGTATGAATTACATGATGGTCACTTATGTCCTGTAATTTTTCTTCTATTTCATTTTTAAGGTCGTTTTTTAACCCAAAAATGTTATATCCAACCATTACGGCTAATGCTCCTACAACGAAAGAAAGAAAAGCAATCATAGAATCGAATAGAGTCCATGTTACAGGCTCATATTTGCATAGCCATAGCAATATTGCAATGACACTTAATCCAAGTGCTATCCACGCTATCCAATTTCTATTTCTGTCTTCTTTCTTCATATTATAATAAGGTATAACCTGCTCTAATAGTTAAATAGTGTTGTTGTACTACTATTTTTCAGTAAAAAGAATCTATTACTGAAAAATAGTAGTATCTTTGCATTATCAAATTAAACTGATACAAAGAAACGAAGATTAATTCAGATTTCAAATAGTATAAACATATTAAAATACACGATTATGAGAACAAGAGAATTTTTACACGAAGTAATGAGCCTTGCTTGGCAGTTCGTTAAGCGTAATGGCTACACCATGAGCGAAGCAATGAAGGTCGCTTGGGCTAATTTGAAACTGAAAGGTGAGATGAAAAAGAAGATAGTGAAGTTCTACTTCAAAAAAGTGGACGGTTCCGTTCGTGAGGCATACGGTACACTAAATGAAAAGCTGATGCCTGCCATCACTGGTACTGACAATAGAAAGAAGAATGATACCGTCCAGACTTACTATGATACTGAACGCCAAGAATTCAGATGCTTCAAAAAAGCTAATCTGATGTCAATCGCATAAAAGATATGGACATGAATGCTTACACGATTAACCAGCAGTTGGATAGCCTTTATAAAGATTTAGAGGCTGCCCATAACAATGATGAAGAGGCTGTCTGCCTGATGTTCAATGCTGATAGCAAAAAAGAAGCTATCCAGTTGATAACGGATGAGATAGACAGTTTGGAAGATGCCTTAAAAGGTTTTGAAACTTGTGAAGATGATGGCATGGACTACGATGCTCTATGCCGGGTACAAGGTATCAGCCGATACGCATAATACACGATTATGCAACGCACGACAGCCCTACAGACGGATTGAACGGCAACCGATAGCGAGAATCGGGTAGGGTACTATTGATTGGTTCTTTGACATATTGATACGATAAAAAGATATATTTCTGCGAAGGCACGTAAGCGAAGCCAGTGATGGTGGATAGTGGTGGGTGCAAGTGGAACGGAATTGACACCGATAGCAACCGAGGATAAGCCGACAATGGGCGAATGGTTGTATATGTCTGATGGTGGTAAAGCCACGAAGTTGAAATGATTTTTACTTTCAGCACGCCAATTTGTCTTTAGCGTGGTGAGTATGCTTGGTTAGGCACAAGTATCGCTGAAAGGTCTTATAGTCTGTACTGAACTGAAATAAGGTTCTGCTATTCGATTAGGGTACAGATACTTATTTAAATTTATACGATTATGAAAACAATCCAATTCGTTTTATCTATATTGGTTAGTATATGTGCTGCCGGTATGCTTTACGGGGCTATTACTACTTACAGTCCTATGAAAATATTCTCTATCACTATAATGAGTGTTATATGTGTAGGGTGTGTGTCGCTCATGAGAATAACTTATAGAGAACTTAAAACAGACCGCTAAAAGGTAGTCCTATAATCCGGCACAAGGCGCATGGGGATGAGTGCACAATCACCTTGTAAACCAGCTGGGCGGTAATTTATGAAGTAGCATTGTTGGAATGCGTGTAAGCGATTAATTGTTGGTATTAACTTATATTCTAATTTATATATTCATTTAGCTTACAAGAAGTAGGTTCGACTCCTACCTTTTTAACGACATTTTAAATTTATACGATTATGACAGTGGAAGAATTAAGAGGCATGACGCATGAAGATTTAGTAAGGCGTGTGCAGGAACTGGAAGAGGCTAACGAGAAATTAGCTGAAGAGAAAAATACATGGTATAAATCTTGGAGTGATTTGAACCGGAAGTTTGATCATTTCAAGAACGCGGTTAAAAGCATTGTTATGATAATAGATTAGATATTCGTGTTTTATATTGTGTTTGTACTGGGTGTGCCGTCCGTGAGGATAGTGCACCTTTTTTAATCGGATGGTTAGCTTATCGGTTAGAGCTTCGTGTTGCGCAAACAATTGGCACGATTGAGAGGGGTTCGATTCCCTTACCATCCACGAATCATTAATTAAATTTTACTTTTATGGCAAAAGAACTGAAAGAAAGAACAGAAATCAAGAAAAAGCTGAAAAAGAAGAATGACAGAATCAGCTTTGACTTTAGCGACAAGCTTGCCGGACAGCTTCGCAGGTGTACCGCTGATCTTAACAGGCTGGCAAGGATTGACCGGATAATAGACAAGGAGCAAACTTTGTATTCGGTGGACACTAACAGGGAAGCCGGATATATTGAGGTTATCCGCAATTATTAATCAGCTGACTTGCACGATTATGAAGAGAGTTTTTAATGAACTTACACCTGAATGCGAGATTACGGCACGAATGTATGCACAAGGGTATGAGAAAAAAGAAATTGCAAACCTCAAATGCCGAGCGGTCAGCACGATAAACAACCAACTGCAAAGAGCTTTTGAGATTTTGAACGTAAGGAACGGCAGAGAACTGGCAACCATGCTATATGAGAGAATAGCTGGTATGAAGTTCACGATGGACTTTTCACCTACTATTAGGTCGGCTGTTGCTTTCTGCCTGTTGTGCATCTTTTCTTTTTCGCTCTATCACGAACAGGGCGATATGAGAAGGGGACGAAGAACGAGAGTTGAACGAATTGAAAGAACTGGACGGTATGGAGGTAAGACTTGAATTATTTGAATTTAAAAATATCTGCATGGACATGGCGGAGCTTGGTGCAGCTGCCAGTGAGAAGAAACGGTCTCCTGTATCTGATGAAATCAAGCAAAGAGAAGCGTTCAGATGGTTAAAGACACTTGGGTATGAACCTAACTTTTTGGAAAAGTTAGAGAAAGAAGGATTGGTGCATAAGAAAAGAAAAGGCTCATCCAGAAATTCTCCTATCATATATTCCAAGTTCGAGATACAATCCGCTATTAATGCTTTTAAAATGAGTAAATATCTGAACAAATAACCCTATAAAATTTACGATTATGTCACTGATTAAGAAAAGTAATGAATTAGTTATCCCGACCACCGTGAAGATGATGATTTACGGTCAAGCCGGAATGGGAAAGAGTACGGTAGCATTGAGCGCACCGAAACCGCTGCTGTTGGACTTCGATAACGGCGTGAAGCGCATGAACATGGCGCACTTGGAGAATATAGACACGGTACAGGTCACTTCATGGAGCGATGTTCAGCAAGTTCTTCAAGAGGACTTGTCCGCTTATCAGACCATTGTAGTAGATACCATCGGCAAGATGATGGACTTCATCATTACTCACAAGTGTGGAACCCGCCAGCCGTCCATCCGTGATTGGAGCGGTATCAATGCAGAGTTTTCATGGATGACACGAACACTTTCGGGGCTTAACAAGCACATCATTTTCGTTGCCCATCGCGACACAAGAAAAGAAGGTGATGATACGGTGTTTATCCCTGCCTTGCGTGAAAAATCCTACAACTCTATCGTTACTGAACTGGATTTGCTCGGTTATCTTGAAATGAAAAGCGAAAGAGGCGTCCAAAGACGTACTATCACTTTTGACCCAACTTCAAGAAATGACGGTAAGAATACTTGCAATCTTCCTTCAGTGATGGAAGTTCCTACCATCCTTGACAAGAATGGTAATCCAACCGCAAAGAACGACTTTATCACCGCCAAGATAATCAATTCGTATTTGGGTATGCTTGCTGCCAAGAAAGAGGCACAGGAAAAGTATGATAAAGTTATTGAAGAGATAAAAGAACAGATCGAACTTATTACGGATGCGGAATCTGCCAATAATTTTATCGCGCAAATAGATAACTTTGAGCACGTTGGTTCTTCAAAGCAAATGGCGGCAAAGTTGGTAGCTAACAAAGCGAAGTCTTTGAATCTGAAACTTAATTCAGAAAAGAAATATGAACCAGCAGCCTAAATATCGTATTTACGCAACGCTTCTTGATGCCTTTGGGGCATATCTGAATAGTGATGTGATTTGGGATAAGTACTGGGGGTGGTCAGAAAATCCACCCCATACTCCTGAAGAATTTCACGAACAACAGTTTCAAGAACTGATAGACCGGATTAACCGCAAGCCATTCGATAGCGAAGCGGCAGACCGTGGTACGGCTTTCAATGAAATCATTGATTGTATGATTGAGAACCGTAAATCTTCTATAATGGAAATTAGCAAGGCATATCACGATGACGGAAAACTTTACGGGATAAAAGCTGTTTACAACAATCGCACTTTCACTTTTCACATTGACCTTTGCCGCGAGTTTGCCAACTACTACAAAGGAGCATTAACCCAACAAAGAGTAGAAGCCATCTTGCCTACTGCATACGGTAGTGTATTGGTTTATGGTCTGATTGACGAACTGATGCCTACCAGTGTTCACGACATCAAAACAACCGGTAGTTATACCGTGGGAAAGTTCAAAGATCACCACCAGCATTTAGTATATCCATACGCTTTAATGAAGAACGGTTCTGATGTACGGACATTTGAGTATAACATTGTGGAGTTCAACAAAGGCGGTTATGTGGTAGATACCTATACAGAAACATACGTTTTCAATCCTGAACGTGATATTCCTATTCTTACTAATCATTGTGAGGAATTTATCCGGTTTTTGGAAGAAAACAGAGAACTTATAACCGATAAAAAGATTTTTGGAGGAGAAAATTAATGGCAAACCAAATAACCGGACGGATAATCGAAATTGGACAAACCGTTCAAATACCATCCAAAAACGGTGGTTCCTCATTTACAAAACGGGAGTTTATTTTAGATGCTACTACTTACGACCCTTATACGGGAGAGCGTAGCGAGTATGAGAATGTTATTCCCTTAGAGTTTTCAGGCGATAAGTGTGCAGAACTTGACCGCTTTAATCAGGGTGATGTTGTTACTGTATCGTTTGTCTTACAAGGGCGTTCTTGGACGAATCAAGACGGAGAACTCAAACGTATGGCATCTATTCGGTGCTACAAAATAGATGCGCGTGGCGGTGTATCTCAATCCCAACAAACAACATCGGTACAACAGCCAGCGCCACAACCGACCTATCAGCAACAGCCGCAGAACTTTCCGCCTCCGGTTGATGCTAATGGCAATGTAAAGGACGATTTACCTTTTTAGCGTATGCTGTTCGACTTGAAGAATGATATGGAAGAGATTTGGAAAACAGTAAAAGGGTATAATGGATATTATCAAGTTTCTAATACAGGTAAAGTTCGGAATCCTAATAAGGTGCTTACTCCAAATGTTGGAGTAAAGAACGGATATGTTTATGTTACTTTGAGAAAAGATAAAAGACTGTTACATCGAATTGTTGCAGAAACTTTTATCCCCAATCCATTTAATAAACCAGAGGTAGACCACATTAATGGAATTAGAACGGATAATAATGTTTGTAATTTAAGGTGGGTAACTCGCACGGAAAACAATAATAATCCTATTACTAAAAGCCGTTTTAGTAAATCTGCTAAAGGTAAAGTTATCAATGCAGAAACTAAAAAACGAATGTCAATGAGCCGAAAAGGGGAAAAACATCCAATGTATAATAAAAAGCATTCAAGTTTTTCTAAAAGAAAGATGTCTATAACTCATTCAATTCCAGTTGTGCAATTTGGATTACAAATGAATTATATAGCTGAATTTGAAAGTGCAAAAGTGGCTTCTCTTGAAACACAAGTTGCTGCATCAAGTATCAATGCTTGTACGCTCGGCAAAAGGAAAACGGCTGGTGGCTATATTTGGAAAAAGAAAAATGATATTTAATTTATCAAATCATTATGAAATACCCAAGTTCAAGGAGTATGTAAACAAGCTGTTTAGTGAACGTGCGGTGGTGGAAGTGAAAAAGAAACTACCTAACCGCACGCTTGCCCAAAACAGCTACTTGCATCTTCTTTTAGGGTATTTCGGTAGTGAGTACGGTTGCAGTCTCGACGAAGCAAAAATTGATTTTTATAAGAGGACTTGCAACCGTGATTTGTTTGAGAGAAAGACGGTCAACAAGAAAGGTAAGGAAGTAACTTACTTAAGAAGTTCTGCCGAGCTGACAACAGGTGAAATGACCTTGAGTATTGACCGTTTCCGAAACTGGAGCGCATCTGTGGCAGGTATCTATTTGCCTGCCGCTAACGAACAACAGATGCTTATCTACGCACAACAAGAAATTGAACGTAATAATGAATTTATTTAAAAATTGAGATTATGAAGAAAAGAAAATTTCCCCAAGATGTAGCAAGATTCTTTCATCCTGAAAAATCAATCAACCCTAAATCCAGCGGTATTCACCAAATAGAGAAAGCCTCTCAAAGAAGCTATATTCCAGTTTATAATACTATGGGTACTGCAAGAAAGGTTTACAATGAGTTTGGCAAAATAAGTTATAGATAATATGGACAAATTTTTAGGACAAGACATTCCTGAACAGGAACGATGGCAGTTTCTTCAGGACAATGCCGATGCAGTGGAGAAAATCGGTTATACTCACCGATTCACACCCGAAGAATTGGCGCAAAAGAAAGAAACATTAGCTGAAGTATCAATCACCATCAATGATATTGAGATAGAAAAGAAAGAGGCTATGGACGAGTTCAAAGAACGTCTGAAACCTTTGAACGAAGAAAAGCAGGAACTTTTGGACCACATTAAGAGAGGTTCTGAGTTTGTAGAAAATGAAGAATGTGCCAAAATCCTCTATCACGAGGAAAAGATGGCAGGATTCTACAACAAGCTGGGCGAACTGGTTTATAGCCGTCCCATTATGCCACAGGAGATGCAAAAGACAGTATTCAGTATTAACCGTAAAACAGGAACAGAATCATGAGTGAAAACAAAATCAACTTGGTTGTGCCTAAAGATTACAACGGCAAACCTATTGAAGTAGTATTAAGAGAAGGCGAAGCACCGGTAGCACTTGACCCGAAAGAACCGGAGCTAGTAGTTATCAGTGGAACGATAGATGCACCTCTCAGATGGTTGGAAAAGCGTGTCGAACTGATTAATCAGAAATCGACCAATATCATCGTAAACCGTGATAAGATGGGGTTGGCATTAACTATTGATGAAACCAACTACTATCAGACTGGAATCAGTGGTATTTTACAGGCTTCAAAAGAAATGCAGGAATTTGGCATTAACACGGATAAGAAATGGGAACCTGTCAAGCTATCCCAGTTCTTCAAGATGCACCGTGCTTTCTTCAAGGATAAATCAGAAAACATGATGCTGGTTTCCACTTTGAAGAATTTCAAAGCAAAGGTTAACCAAGACATCGAGCGCAGCAAAGAGGAAAACGGCAGCAAGACGGATAATTATTCTCAGGTGGTTGATTCTAATCTTCCGAAATCCTTCAAACTGAATATTCCTCTTTTCAAAGGCTTTGCTTGTGAGGAAATCGAAGTTGAAATTTATGCTGATGTAGATGGTCGTGATGTTTCACTTTCTTTGGTTTCTGCTGGTGCGAATGAAACCATTGAGGAATACAAAAACAAGGTGATTGACGAACAGATTGAAGCAATCAAAGGTGTTGCACCTGACATCGTAATCATCGAAGTATAATTGACAGCCCGGAAAGACGGGCATCTGGTATCGTGGCGGAATTGGTAGACGCACGACGAGTACTGGAGCTTTACCCAGCCGGAAGGGTTACTCAAAGCAGAAAGCTCATGCAGGTTCGAATCCTGCCGATACCACCACATAACAAGAGGATGCTTAATGATAAAAACATCCTCTTATTTACTAATAGTTACTTTTCATATTTCTATGACACCAACAACTTCATAATTCCCATTTAATCCATGATTTGTCATATAAGTTCTGATTTCAGTTCTATATGCTACTTCAAAATTATACTGTGATAAATTGGCACTTATCGCCTTTGTAAAGGAATACTCATTACCATGATGAGTGAAAATAATACGATAGTTCTTCATATAAATATGATTTTAGAGTGAATACAAATATTACACCCGCAAATATATAAAATAATGCCATACTACATAAAACGAAAACCAAAGAAGAAAGAAAAACCTATGCCTTTATTTGATAAAGCAGGGATAACAGTAAAGAAGAAGCCGGATTTGAAAGCTAAGCTCGACAAGGAGTTTTCCCTTTTTATCCGGCTTCGTGATTGTATGCCAAACGGATTCTTCCGATGTATATCATGTGGACAGATAAAACCATTCGTGCAAGCCGACTGCGGGCACTATTTCAGTCGTACACATTTGGCAACACGGTTTGATGAGAATAATTGCCATGCCGAATGCCGGCACTGCAACAGGTTCAAAGCCGATCATTTGGAAGACTATCGGGTGAATCTGATAGCCAAAATCGGGCAACAGAAATTTGACTTGCTGAAAGTGAAAGCTGATGGTACTTCCAAAATGACTGATTTTGAGTACGAACAGCTAATCAAGTATTACAAAGCACTTAATAAGAAGTTACGAAAGGAGAAAGGGTTATGAGTTATAAAAAATCATGTAATAAGATGCCTGATTTGTCAGGACATAAGTTCGGTAGATGGCTTGTATTGCATAAGGATTTGGATAGATTAGACCATAAAGGAATTAAATCTTATTATATCTGTCAATGTGATTGTGGTTCTATTCATTCTGTTAGTGCTTATGGATTACGAAATGGAACATCAAAAAGTTGTGGGTGTAAAACAAAAGATAGAATCACTAAGTATAATTATAGGCACGGTTTGTCAAGAACTGATATTTATAGGATTTTTAGATGTATGAAAGAACGATGCTATTCACCTAAACATTCAAGCTATAAAAATTATGGAGGCAGGGGAATAGGTATCTGTGAAGAATGGAAAAATAATCCTGAGTCGTTTGTTAATTGGGCTTTGAATAGTGGTTATCAAAAAGGGCTTACTATTGATAGAAAAGATGTAAACGGAAATTATTCTCCTGAAAACTGTAAATGGGCTACCAGAAAAGAGCAGGTTAGAAACCGAACTAATACTGTATATATACATATTGATGGCAATCGGTATTCTCTTTCTGAATTTTGCGAAAAGCATAATCTTAGTTATGGAGCCGCATGGCAGAACTTTAGGAGAAATAATAGAAATGAAGAATTATTAATCAAATACTTATTGAGAAAATGCAATTCCGTTTGAGAGATTACCAACAGAAAGCCTCTGATGCTGCCGTTTCTTTCTTCAATAACAAGGCGAAGAAAACAAATGCTATTATGGTGTTACCTACGGGCAGCGGAAAGTCGCTTATCATAGCGGATATAGCTGCAAGGCTTGACGGTCATACCTTGGTGTTCCAGCCCTCGAAGGAAATACTCGAACAGAATTTCAAGAAACTCTGTTCATACGGTATTCTTGATTGCAGTATCTATTCAGCATCCTTTAACTCAAAGGAGATAAGCCGGATAACATTTGCCACCATCGGCAGTGTGAAGAATCATCCCGAACTGTTTACCCACTTCAAGAACATCATTGTGGATGAATGTCATCTTGTAAACCCCAAAGAGGGAATGTACAAGGATTTTTTTGATGCAGTGAAGTGTAAGGTTCTTGGGCTGACAGCAACGCCATACCGTTTAAGCTCCAGTCGTGATTTCGGTTCCATGCTGAAATTTATCACTCGGACAAAACCTCATGTCTTTTCAGAGGTCATTTATCATGTACAGGTATCAACCCTATTAGATATGGGCTACTTGGCGAAGTTGGATTACTATTCAATGAATCCTTCAGGGTGGAATGAACTTAACTTGAAAGTAAATACTACTGGTGCCGACTATACGGATAGGTCAGTTCAAAAAGAATATGAACGGATAGACTTCTACGGTTATCTCGTTCATATCGTCCAAAGGCTGATGAATCCCAAAGCCGGAGGAAAACGGAAGGGTATTTTGGTCTTTACCCGTTTTTTGAAAGAAGCGGAACGGTTAACGATGTCAATACCCGGTTGCGCTATCGTTTCAGGTGATACTCCTAAGAAAGAACGTGAACATATTCTTGAGGCGTTCAAAGCTGGTGAAATTCCAGTAGTAGCTAATGTGGGTGTACTTACGACTGGCTTTGACTATCCGGAACTTGATACGGTCGTTATGGCACGTCCTACAATGTCACTTGCCATGTGGTATCAGATAGTCGGTCGTGCCATCCGCCCGCATCCTTCTAAAGAATGTGGATGGATTGTGGATTTATGCGGTAACATCAAACGTTTCGGAGAGGTGTCGGATTTACGATTGTTTGATAGCGGTAATGGTAAGTGGGCTGTATTTTCTAACGGAAGGCAATTAACTAACGTGAGATTCTAAGACTATGGACGAAGGATTTTTGAGGCTAAGCCGCAGGTTTTTCTCGAATGAAATGTGGAATGAAGCCCGTACTTTTAGCAGTTGCGAAGCGTGGTTAGACTTAATTCAGTCTGCACGATTTGAGGCAACGCCCCGAAAGGAGAGTATCGGAGGTCGAGAAATCTCTTATTCAAGAGGTCAATATCCTGCATCCATAAGATTTCTGTCACAGCGTTGGAAATGGTCTGAAAAGAAGGTGCGTTCCTTTCTTGTGCATCTTAGAAAGAAAGGTATGATAACTGTTGAGTGCAATCAAGGAATGAACCTTATAACCTTATGTAAATATGAAGAATATAATCCAATGGGCACAACCAAGGGCACAAGTAAGGACACAGGTATTGAAAAGGAAATCAATGAATTAAGACACGAATGGGCACAACTAAGGGCACAACTTGGGGCACAGCCCATGAACAGCAATCTACCGCAATCCGAACTTTTACAAAAATCAGGGCACACAGAGGGCACAAATACAAAGAAAGAAGAAAGAGAGTATATAGATATATCTCTACATCAAAAGAAAGAAAATACTCCTGACGGAGTATCAAAGAAAGCCAAGCTTTCTTCGCCCTCCCCCTCTGAAAAGATTGATTACAGCGGATTGATGGAATACTATAATACCACATTCAAAGACAGACTCCAGCAGATAAGATCAATGACTGATGTGAGAAAAAAGGCTGTAAAAGCCCGGATAGCCCAATATGGGAAAGAGTCAGTGAGGAGTGTTTTCAATCTCATTCTTCAATCCCCGTTCTTACTTGGAGCTAATGACCGCAATTGGAAATGCGACTTTGATTGGATTTTCAAACAAGCAAACTTTACTAAAATATTGGAAGGAAACTATAATGGGACAAGACTTAGTAAAAATCAACAGGATAGCGAGCAGCGAAAACGTGATTCAGTTCTTGCAGTCGCTACAACCGTTAGAGAAGCTGCCGCAAAAAAGAGAAAGGAACTTGAAGCAGAGGGCGTTATTGAATAAATATCCCGATCCTGCACAATTCATTCTTGATTACAACCCTGATTTGCAGTTCAAACTTGTCAGATGTAATGCAACCCATTCAGAACTGGCGTTGAATGACAGCATTCCGAGTTTAGGGCTATTGTCTTCTACTTATGGGGATGAAACACCGATAGAATGGCTAAAGATACAATTTGGCTCATTGAATGACTTTGCAGAAGTTTCAACCAAGATAGCGAAAGAGCAACTTTCTGAACTATCGGAGATATTCCTTTCGGAGTATTATTATATAAATGCCGCTGAAATCTGTTTTTTCATAGCACGGTTTAAGTCAGGGAAGTATGGGCGGTTCTACGGTTCAATAGATCCATTGAAAATAACAAGTGCGATGCTGGACTACGTTTCTGAACGTCGGAAAGATATTGAACGGAAAGAGCGTGAACGATACAGAAACCAACGTGAAAAAGAGATAGAGGAGCGTGGAGATAACAGAATCTCTTATGCTGAGTACATTGAAATCAAGCACCGTGCTGATGCAGGAGATGAGGAAGCTAGAAAAATGCTGATATCACCATGAGAATAACCGTTTACTGGGTAACAAGAAATCCGGATGTTATCGTAAGAATCCGGAAAAAGTTCAATATCCCAAGTTATACTTCCGTGAACTACGAAACAGAATGTGAAATCAAGAATGAAGACTTTCCACTGTTAGAAGAAACAGAACGAAGGGGATTCATTCGAATTAGAAATAAGAATACACGATTATGCAAGGAACAGACAAACTGAATACGATAACCAACATCGTATTTGTCCTCACGGACGTTTTAGAAACCAACCTTCTAGAAATGCAGCAGCAATACAAGAAGGAAGGCTTTGAATTGCGGCACGATTCAAAAAGAAACTTCAACACAGTCATAGCCGCGATAAAGAGATTGAAAAGTGATGTGAATCATTGCAGCGAATCCACTCAGGAAAACTTCGGCAATGATTCTGACATGGTGAACGCCATGTTGCTCACACTGATTGACAGATGCGGTGATGATGACAACCTCGCTTATAAGATGTACGAATACATTAAATCTTTCCCGTCCAAACTGAATCTGGACTTGGATTTGGATAATGCGTTCAGCCACCTGTTTAAAAAGGAGAAGTTATGAAATCGCAGAAAAATATCTTAAAATCCATTGAAGGTCTGTCCGATATAGAACTATTTGTTATTGATCTCTTTTGTGGCGCCGGCGGTTTGTCCGAAGGTGTGGAAGAAGCACGATTGGATGGAAATAGATGTGGAAAGGTTGTTTGCTGTGTGAACCATGACAAGAATGCCATCCTTTCACATGATGCCAATATCCCTGATGCACTTCACTTTATTGAGGATATCCGTACACTGGAACTTTCCCCGATAAGCACTATTGTAGAACGTATCCGTCAGCTATACCCTGATGCCATGATAATGCTTCATGCTTCTTTGGAGTGTACCAACTTCTCGAAAGCCAAAGGCGGTCAGCCGAGAGATGCCGACAGCCGAACGTTGGCAGAACATCTCTTCCGTTATATTGATGTTATAGACCCTGACTACATTCAGATTGAAAATGTAGAAGAGTTTATGTCATGGGGAGATATGGATGAGAATGGGAAACCTATCAGCATGGACAAAGGCCGGCTTTATCAAAAGTGGGTGCGCAATGTCAAGAAGTACGGTTACAACTTTGAGCACCGCATCTTAAATGCTGCCGACTTCGGTGCCTACACCACAAGAAAACGCTTCTTCGGCATCTTTGCTAAAAAGAACTTGCCGATAGTATTCCCTGAACCGACCCACTGTAAAGGTGGTAGGCAAGATATGTTCTCGCGGCTGGAGAAGTGGAAGCCGGTAAAAGATGTGCTTGATTTCTCTGATGAAGGAACTACCATCTTCAGGGAAAAGCCTCTTGCAGAGAAAACGCTTGAACGTATCTATGCTGGACTTATCAAGTTTGTAGCCGGAGGAAAGGATGCTTTCCTTTCCCGTTACAATACGGTTCGCCCTCAAGACACATGCAAATCAGTTGATGAACCATGCGGAGTGTTGACTACTGAAAACCGCTTTGCAAAGGTACAGGTAAGTTTCCTCTCCAAACAGTTCAGCGGACATCCCGAAAGCAAGAATGTGTCTGTAGAAGAACCGGCAGGTGCAATCACCTGCAAAGACCACCATGTTTTTGTTTCTGCTTATTATGGAAATGGACATAATCATTCGGTAGACCTTCCAGCTCCAACGGTCACAACGAAGGACAGGATGGCTTTAATTGAAAGCCGATTTATGTGTTCTTATAACTTTAAGGATACAGGAAAGGATATTAATCAGCCTTGTCCTACACTTCTGACGAAAGACAGACTTTCCCTTGTATCTCCATTTTTTATGAATCAATATTCTGGAGGTGGTCAGGTGTCTGATATAAACTCGCCATGCCCCGCTGTTACCACAACACCGAAACAAAACTTGGTAACATGCCAGCCGTGGATAATGAATACTGCATTCTCAAATGTAGGTAGCAGTATAGAGGAACCCTCCCAGACCATTACCGCAAACAGGAAATGGCACTATCTGATGAATCCACAGTTCAACAGTGCTGGCGGCTCTGTTGATAGCCCCTGCTTCACATTAATAGCCCGCATGGATAAGATGCCGCCCTATCTGGTAGCAACGGAAAGTGAACGGTTAGCGATTGAAATCTACGACAATGATAGTCCTATGACTGTGAAGATAAAGGAGTTCATGGCACTGTATGGCATAGTGGATATTAAAATGCGGATGCTTCGCATTCCGGAACTCAAAAAGATTATGGGATTCCCTGAAGATTATGTTTTAATAGGCACACAAGCTGACCAAAAGAAATTTATCGGGAATGCGGTGGAGGTTACACAAGCGAGAAAAAATACTGAAGCACTTTGTAAAGTATTGAAAAAGTTGAGATTGAAGAAATTAAAAGAAATAGCTTAATGGAAAATGGAAAACTTATATTAGATGCCTGCTGTGGCAGTAGAATGTTTTGGTTTAACAAACATAATCCTCTTGCCTTATTCGTTGATAAGAGATCAGAGATAGTAACAGCCAAGGATAGAGATAAGATCAGAACCATAGAGATAAAACCGGATATAATAGCAGATTTCACCCACTTGCCGTTTGAGGACAATTCTTTCTACATGGTGGTATTTGACCCACCTCATCTAAAAACACTTGGTGAAACCTCATGGATGGCTAAAAAGTACGGAAAACTGCCGAAAGACTGGCAGTCACTAATACACGATGGATTTACTGAGTGTATGCGCGTCTTGAAGCCTAACGGCACGCTTGTATTCAAATGGAACGAGAGTGAAATAAAAACAGTGGATGTATTGTCTGTTATCCCTTTTAAACCTCTATTTGGACATACCACTGGAAGGCAGAGCAAAACAATATGGATGTGCTTTATGAAACTGCCAATTAACGAATAACGGTACGGAAAGGAATAAAATGATAATAGCTTGGTTTAGTTGCGGTGTAACATCCGCAGTTGCTTGTAAGATTGCATTGAGCTTGTATAACGATGTACAACTCTATTATATCGAAACTGGTTCCGGGCATCCAGATAATGTCCGATTTATCTCAGATTGCGAGAGATGGTACGGGCAGCCAATTCATACCATTCGCAGCGATAAGTTTTTCAACGTAAAAGATGTACTGATTAAAAAACGGTACATCAATGGTCCTACTGGTGCAGCTTGCACATTCGAACTAAAGAAACAAGTCCGTTACAAGCTGGAGAAGGAACTTGGTTCTTGGGACGGTCAAGTCTGGGGATTCGACTTTGACCCGAAAGAAATAAACCGTGCTGTCCGCTTTAAACAGCAATATCCTGATACAAAGCCGTTGTTCCCACTTATCGAGCGACAGATAACCAAGCAAGATGCAATGGGAATGCTTTGGAAAGCTGGCATTGAAATCCCTGCCATGTACAAGATGGGTTACAATAACAATAATTGTATCGGTTGTGTCAAAGGTGGAATGGGCTACTGGAATAAGATACGGAAGGATTTCCCGAATGTGTTTGATCGGATGGCTAAAATTGAACGAGAAGTAGGAGCAACGTGTCTGAAAGACCAATCTGGAAAAATATTTCTTGATGAGCTTTCTCCTAACCGTGGAGAAATGCCGGAAGAGATGATACCGGATTGCTCTCTTATATGCCAAATAGAATTTCAAGAATTACTTGACCGGCAGGTAGAACGAGTTTTAAAAGGAGAAATCAGTATTAATGATGTAACCTAATTAGCTTCAAACTATATAGAAATGAAGAAAAAGAAACTATATATCAGCCTGCCAATTAGTGGCTTCTCACTTAACGCCGTTGCCTTGGAAGCAGAAAGCTACAAGCTAATGTGGGAAGAGGAAGGTTTTGAAGTTGTGACACCTTTCGATCTATCTCCAGATAGCGAAAAACCATACTCCTATCACATGGGGAAGGATATAGAAGGGCTTTTGGAATGTGACGTCGTTTATTTTGCACCTGGTTGGGTTGATTCAAAGGGGTGTAATCTTGAATATGCTGCCGCTAAAATTTATGGAAAAACAATTTATACATAAAAAGAAAGAAAGGAGTGAGATATGAGTGAATTATATATACCGCCTGAGCGATTTGAGAGAGACTTTATTACCGGACGATTTTTAAAGGGTTGTGTTTCTCACAACAAGGGTCGTAAAATGGTTTATCATTCAAAACGTTCCAAGGCCAGAAGTATAAAAAATCTGTCTAAAGGACGTGGGGCTTGGCATAAGACTGGTGCAGGCATGAATAAAAAGAGCGTTGTTTTGATAAAGGATGAGAAATTATGTGGAGTATTCCCTTCGATACAAATGGCTGGTAAGATGATTGGCGTGGCTCCTTCTTTGATCAGTGCTATATGTCGGAAAGTGAGAGGCAAACATACGGCTAATGGATACAGATGTTTTTTTGAAGATAGCAATGATTGGTATAATTTAATTAAACAAGATTATGAATAATGACAGGCAGAAGATATTAACTGATTATATTTCTTACTTATACACAACAGGCAGGACTTATGATACTGTCGGGAAATATATCAAGCATGTCACGGATTTTTTAGAGATGACCAAAGAAGTGAACCGCCGTGGTTATTTGAATTACAAGCGTGAAAATGCAGATGTCATGGTGCGTCATTCGCTAATGTGTTCAGCTATATGCGATCTATTATCCTATCTCAACATCGGATATGGAAAAAGGGAAAAGGCGGTGAAACCTTTGGAAAAACTTGATGTCATTTCGGATAAGAACAAGAAACAACTTAATGATTTCATTATATGGCTGACTGACAACAATGATTACTCTTCTCATACAGTTTATATCTATTATACATCCATGAAGAAGTATTTCGAATACGCCAATGAGGTAAACATGGATAATTGCAGGAGGTTTATAAAAAGTCTTGAAGAAGAAAAATTATCTCCCGCTACCATCCGTTTGCGGATTACAGCAATCGAAAGATTTTCTAAATGGCTGAAGAAGCCTATAGAGCTGAATCGCCCCAAAATAAAGCGCAAGCTTGATGTGAACAATGTGCCGACCGAAGAGGAATATAACCGGCTGTTGGAATATCTCAAGGGAAAAAACAATAAGGATTACTACTTTTTTATCAAGGTATTGGGTACAACGGGTGCCCGTCTGTCGGAATTCCAGCAGTTCACGTGGGAAGACATCATATCCGGGGAAGTGACATTAAAAGGAAAGGGTAACAAGTACAGACGTTTTTTCTTCCAAAAGCAATTGCAGCAAGAAGCGAAGGCCTATGCTAAGGAACATGGTAAGACCGGGCTTTTTGCGGTAGGGAGATTCGGACCGTTGACCCAGAGAGGCTTTTCCCAGCACTTGAAAGCATGGGGTAAACATTGCGGCATTGATTCAAAGAAGATGCACGCACACGCCTTTCGCCATTTTTTCGCTAAGATGTTCCTTAAAAAAAACAAAGATGTAATTCAACTCGCTGACCTTTTAGGCCATGGGAGTGTAGACACAACTAGAATTTATTTGCAAAAAAGTTATGACGAACAAAAAAAAGATTTTAATCGAAACGTTACATGGTAGTGTTGCGCAGCTCAATGAACTGTCATCCATGACCGAAGGGATAGACATCTATGACGATGCCGGGCATGTTGACACCGATTTCTTGATCGAAGCGATATCTTGCGTCAGTGCCTTCATGGACGCAAACAACATAGTTGTAGAAAAAATATCTTCACTGTTAGCGCCGGATGTTCCGATAGCTGAAAAGAAAAAGCAGGCTGACGAAGGCAAAAAATGGAGTGTGGAAGAGATATTGAAACATTGTACTCTTGAGGACGGTGTTCTGAAACTTCCTCAAGTTCAATTTAACAAAAAGTCTTATGCCGAAGCAAAGAAGTGGATAGAAGAAGCCGGCGGCTCATGGCAAGGTGGGAAGATACAGGGTTTCACATTCCCGTTTAATCCGAAACGTGTGTTTTCCGTTTTGAAAGAGGGTAAACGGTGCAACCTACAGCAGGATTACCAGTTTTTTGAAACTCCGGCCGATGTTGCCGACTGGCTGGTTATGCTTGCCGGAGGGATACATGAGGATGATACGGTACTGGAGCCAAGTGCCGGGCGTGGCGCGCTTATTAAAGCAATTCACCGAGCTTGTCCTTCTGTGATGGTTGAGTGTTATGAGCTGATGCCGGAAAACAGAGAATTTCTTCACACCCTTAACAACGTAATATTGCTTGATGAAGACTTTACCAAAGACAGTGTAGGTAGTTACACTAAGATTATTGCAAATCCTCCGTTTTCCGGTAATCAGGATATAGAGCATGTCAGGCTTATGTATGATCGGTTGGAAGAAGGCGGCACACTTGCAGCAATAACCAGCCAACACTGGAAATTCGCTTCGGAAAAGAGATGTATTGATTTCCGCAACTGGCTGAAAGAAGTACATGGAGAAGTGTTTGAAATCAGCGCAGGCGAGTTTAAAGAGAGTGGCACTTCTATTAGTACAATGGCGGTAGTTATAAAAAAATAATTCAAAATGATATAGAAATGAATACAACTTTTGAAAAATCGGCTAATAGTACCGATGAATGGTACACACCGAAAGAAATTATAGACGCATTGGGTGAATTTGATTTAGACCCATGTGCCCCGGTAGCCCCCCCCTCTATAAAACAGCAAGTGTCATGTACAACAAAAATGACGATGGATTAAAACAGGAATGGAAAGGACGTGTTTGGTTGAACCCACCTTATTCCCGTCCTCTTATAGAATGTTTCGTTAAAAGAGAAATAAATAACGCTCAAAACTAATTCGAAATGAAAAAGACTTTTAAACAATGGGTAAAACAGGATAAAGACTTGGATGACTTTTTATCGCCAGGTGATTATATTGACGAAAGGTTATATAACTATATAGGGGAAATCATACCTCCTGCATATTACTCAAGAGACTTTATACAAGGATGCGACGCCATTAAAAATGAAGGCGATGTATTATTCTACATTACAGCACACAGAACCGTTGATAATCGGTACTTATATCTCGGTGTTTTACCGGAATTTAAACAATAATTCAAAACCAGCTTAGGAATGAAGAAAATACTTTTAATATGTGCTATTCTCGATTTAATAGTGGGATGTGCTTCGCCGAGAAAATATAAAGAGAATCGCTTCACGAAGCAGTTTCAGGAAGCGGATTCAATGTTTAATCAAAAATATTTATTAAAATGAAAACATTAAATGAAAAGGCTGCCGAATATGCAGCGAGTGTAGTAGCAACGTTCCCTGAACTTGAAAGCTACAAAGGAACTATTGAAACCATTTATGGACAAGGAGCGATGGAATGTGAATTGCTTGGAGAAGAAACAGGAACATTCGGGCAGGCACTTGAGTCCCTTAAGAGAGGGCATCTTGTAACCCGTAAAGGATGGAACGGTAAAGGCATGTTTATATTCATGCGTCCGGAAGATAGCTTGCCTACTAATATGATCGTAAATCAGGTTAAATCATTACCCGAATCATTCAAAATATGGGTATCAGATAATTACGGAGATTCCGAAACTGATAAAATCAAATTTACTGCATACTTATGTATGAAAGCTGCCGATGGCACCATTGTAAATGGTTGGCTTGCATCACAGACGGATATGCTTGCTAACGATTGGGTGATAGTTGAATAAGCGCATTGTCATACGGCGGTTGAATGTCTGCCGTATGGCTCAAAACGATATAAATATGAGCAAACTATATAAAGTAACTATTTTCGGGGAATCATTCCTAATCGGGTGGTTCCCTTTCTCTTCACGCTGGTATAACAAGCTAAAGATAATCAAATGATAGTACGTCATTTTATAAGAGTTCCGGTTGGAAGTACTGTCTATTGCGACAATCAGCCGGTTAAAATACTGGAGAAAGGATATGCCCTTGCTCTATGTGATGTTAATGGGAAACGGGTATATATCACCTGCTATGATTTGGAAAAGAAACCATTCGTCAGCACGAATGGGGAAGAATGAAAAAGAGCCAACCCACGCACGACCATGAATCAGCTCTTCCTTACACGATTATGATGCAAATATACTATTTACTTTTAAAATAATCGTGTTATGGAACTGGATTTTAACAAAATAATTCGTCTTAAAAAGATTCGTATCGAGAAATCAGAACTTTCAGAAGAAGAAAACGCCTTGACCACCCCAATTTTGAAAGACAAAAGCCTTATCCATGAAATCTACAAAATATTCGTTGAGTTGCTGAATGAGAGAGGATGTCCACCGAATATTGACAGTGTTACCCAGCGGAAGAAGTTCATTTTCATTATCCTGTACCTGTTTTCTCCAAGTTCGCTTGCCGGTGGGAAAATGACAGCTGGGTTACGCGAAGAGATGTCAAGGGTACTTGGGGTTCAGTCCAAGAGTACAATTTCCGACAACTGCGCTGATGTCGTGTTTTTGTATCAGAATTATGGGGATTTTAGTGGGGATATAGAGTATCTTTACACCGAAATCGTAAATCGGTTAAAGATCAAAGGGCTAATAAATTAACGAGCCGGGGCTTAGCGCTCCGGCTTACTTAGAAAATACAACTTTGACATCTGTATTTGTATTAGAAATTACGGTGCACTTGGTAAATCCTAATTTTTGTACCCATTTCCCTGTTGGGGTGTTAAATGCACTTTGAGATTCGCTCATCCCATTACTTATATTTTCTTTAAAAATACGTAAATTAGTAGACATTCCGTCTTGGCAGTATGAAAATTCCTCATCTTTATGCCAAGAACCGACTATATTAGAAATCTTATTTTGTTTTTTAAGTTCATCATAAACCTTTCTAAATGCTTTGTGACCAATGCCTTTATTCTGATATTTTTCGTTGATGTGTATAACGAATATTAAATCTTCTTTAGCAATGTACCCTTCAGCAGTACCTATTTCTTTTTTGTCATCTGTTGAAAGTATATATGATATATTTGATTTGCCTGAACTGATTTCAGTAAATAGTATATTCATGTCTCTTCTCCTTTCTCTATTTTAATTTTCTTCCCGCAGTGAGGACAAACAACAGTGTTTTCTTCCTTATCTTCATTCAGCAAGTCAGTTATTCCTACACCTAATGTTTTTGCAATTTCTCCTAACTTCCCAATGGTAGGGTTGCCGGACACGGCGGCATACAGGGCTTGATATGTCACTCCCATTCTTTTAGCAAGGTCTTGCATGGTAATACCCTGCTGTTTGCAGATTTCTTGTACTCTTAGCATGATATTCAAATTATAATTTGATGCAAAGATAGGAATAGTTTTCAAATTATACATAGAATGCACAAGAATAGTATCAAAAAATAATTTGAAAATTTTTCTATCAAAATTTGGTTTATTCAAAATAAAGATTGATATTTGCACCATAATAATCAAGGCATAATTTGAATAACAATTAAAACATAGAAGATATGAAAGCAACAGATATTAAAATGTACATCAGTACATTGTCTATTATCAAAAAAGGTCAAGAAATTGAATGTGGTGACTTTTTAGGTGGTAGAAAGGTAAATGCCAGTCAAGAAGATGCCTTGAATAGCATGAAAAATGCTGTATATATGTATTTGTTTGCATCTATCATGAAGAAGGATAAAGGTTACAAAACAATGGCATTCACAATAACCGCTTGCAATTCTGCTATTTATGATAACAGCATGAAGACAGAGGTTGTATGTAAGGTTGGTTATAAAGAAATGATACAGCTTATCAAAGATGGGTATAGAAGTCCACTATTTGATACTCGCAAGCTGAAATCATTGGTAGATATGAGACTTAAAGAGCTAAAGATAGCATAATAACCAGCAGGGCGAAAGCCCTGCGCAATATAGAAGAATATGAAAGAAAATATATTTTTAAAAGCAGTTATAGAAAAACCGTTATTGAATAATGAACCAGAAGTTTTACACCTTTTCGTTCAAATTATCAATGAAATAACTTCTTGTATGTCAGAAGACGAGTTAAGAGGCTGTATGAGCTCTTTAATAGTAAGATACCCTTATTTTAAACTGTTTTTCGATTATGGTTTCGGACATAATCATATGTGGGTGAAAGCATCAGGTTCTTTAGAAAGATTGATATTGGTTGAGTTCTAATCCGGTAGCCTTATGGCTACCACAATATACACGATTATGAAAGCAGATTTAGTTTTAGTTATCAGCCCTGAAGCCCCACTGATGAAGCAACTGGGCAAGGTATTGGGTAAGATGGTAACCCCTTATGACTTCTCTACTATAGAGAGGGGTGAAAAGTACATCACCATACAGCATGATGAAACTGGGCTTGTAGTGGCTTATACGAGTGAAGAAAGATTGAATGTGAAAATGAATTAAGAATGTATTAGAATCTTTGAAAGAAAGTGTCAAGAGTGGTAAAATCACAATCAGAGAGGCAGCTATAAAACTGCATAAAGCAGGGTGGACGAGTTTTGTAGACGTGGATAAAACGAAACAATTACTTGAATTATGAACTCAATAAATGTAAACGGTTGCAGCGTATGTCAACCCGGTAAAGAAAATTACACCACCTACAACACCAGGTTGAGAGGTAAAAGAGTGAGAATGTACCAGTACGATTACCGTACTGAAAGTGGTGAACTCTTTGCTTGTTGTGCGCCTACCTTAGAGGCGTGTAGAGAAAGACGGGATAAATGGCTTAGTTCACGACAATAAGCCGATTGTCGTGTATAACGATTGAAGATATTTCGTTATCTTTGGTTGTGGTAGTACCTTTGGGGTACTATCGCGGGGTGTAGCAGTGGTAGCTTTTCACTTTGACTTGGTGAAGGTCGGTTGTTCGATTCAGCCCCCCGCAACTATTGAGTATTAATTAAAAAAATGACACGATTATGAACATTCTTACATTAAGCATCAAACAGAAGTATTTCGATGAAATCTTGGCAGGCAAGAAAACCCACGAATACCGTGAAATCAGACCAACTAACGCTAAGAAGTATATCACTTACCTATGTGGCGGTAAAGAATATCCGGCTGATGCAGAACTGCCTGAAGAAGGTGAGGTAGAATTGAAGCCTATCAAGTACGATGCAATCAAGCTTCTGACAGGTGCATATACAGGTAAACGTCCTTATATTATCGTTGAAGTGAAAGCAGCAGAAGCTGTTATTCTCACAGATGAAAACGGTAATGATATTGTTTACGAACATCAAGGCGAAGAATATCTTGCTGCACAAATGAATTATACTTTGGGCAAGATATTAGAAAAACATATAGATTGATTTGTTTAATTTTTAAAATTAGAAAGCAGAGTCGCAAGAAGAATTAACAGAGTAGCCGGGCCTCGCAGAAATATGAATGGTGCAGGGGCAGGTGGTAGATTGGTTGCCAATCGTAGAGGTACAGCAAGTGCCACACAGTTAGGATCACGCAGACAACGTTATGCTGATTTACGTGTGTCATTGGGTATGTCTGGAGGTTAACCATGAACAAGGTAGAACAAGCGAACCGGTATATAGACCTCATTCGGGTAAAATCGAATGAGGCTTTACTGTTTTTATCACTTGGTAAAGATTCGCTTGTTCTGCTTGATTTAATCTATCCGAAGTTTGACCGGATTGTTTGCGTGTTCATGTACTTTGTCAAGAATTTGGAACATATTAACCGTTGGATAAACTGGACTAAAGCCAAATATCCGAAAATAGAGTTTGTTCAAGTACCACATTGGAATCTCACTTATATTCTCCGTGGCGGTATGTATTGTGTGCCAAATCCGAAAGTAAAGCTGTTGAAGTTGGCAGATGTGGTAAAGGCTATGCAACTTACTCATGGAGTTTATTATACATTCTTGGGCATGAAAAAAGCTGATGGTATGAATCGTAGACTTATGTTGAAAGGGTATGAGGTAAACGGTTACGAGAATAACGGTATGGTTTATCCTTTGGCTGATTGGACACAAAAGGATATTCTTGCTTATATGAGGCAGCACAATTTACCCGAACCAGTTCGATATTCATTGAAAGCCAGTTCGGGTGTCGGTTTCAATCTTGACTGTATGCTTTGGATGGAGAAGAATTACCCACAGGACTTACAGAGAATTTACGAAGTTTTCCCGATGGCTGAAAGAGTGCTTTGGGAGTATCATAATCAACAAAATTAATAAGGAGGATTGCTGAGTCAGAAAAAGAAAGACAAGAGAACAGATATATGCTCAGGCAGAAAGATTGAGCGAAGCTAATTGGAGAAGAAAAAATACATGGAGTAGCAGTGCTGCAAGCAGGCGTGCAAAACAATCTCGTGATAATCTTATAGCAAGAGCCGAAAGGAATACTCTTCGGCAGAGAGGTTTCGGTCTAAGTAATGGCTAATATGGAATTATCAAAATACATAAAGAGTGAATCGGTGGAACTTAACCGCTCTGCCATTCACTTTGCAGACTATAATCCCCGGAAACTTTCCGATGAATCACGTAAGACACTGAAACGTGGCATCAAGAAATTCGGATTGGTAGGTGGAATAGTTGTGAATAAGCGTACCGGGCTTACCGTAGTCAGTGGACATCAGCGTTTGTCTGTCATGGACGAATTGCAGAAGTTTCCCGACAATGACTACCGCATTCGTGTTGATGTGATTGACGTGGACGAGCAGCAGGAAAAAGAGTTGAATATTCTAATGAACAATCCCAACGCACAAGGTACATGGGATTTTGACGCTCTCGCTCGTATTGTTCCTGATATAGACTGGAAAGATGCAGGACTGACCGATGCTGACCTAAACATGATTGGTGTCGACTATCTTTTGCAGACCGAAGAGGAAAACTCTATTGCGGATGCTTTGTCTGATATGATGGTCCCAGTTTCCGAACAAAAAGAAGCCGATAAAGCCGCCAAACAGTTGGAACGTGCTGAAAAGGTAGCCCACATGAAAGAGGTCAAGCATCAGGTGAAAGAAAACGCACAGAAGCAAGCTGAGAACATGGATGCCTATGTGATGTTGTCCTTCGATACCTATGAAGCTAAAGCCGCTTTCTGCGAAAGGTTCGGGTATGAACCAGATATGAAGTTTATAAAGGGAGAAGTTTTTGATGAACAAGTAGAAAGAATAGATTAATTATTGGGAGGAAAGCTGAGTTAGAAAGAAAACATATAGCCAGTTATATCAGCAGTCCAGACGAATAATGTACAACGCTGGAAGACAATACGGGTTAGGTTCTGCAAGACAAAGAAACATAAGGGATAGAACGAAATCTATAATGGGAAGATATGCTGAGAAAATAGATAGCTATTTCTCAAAAAGAGGAGTTGATGTCTATGGAAACAAGCCAATTTCTCGCCGTGTATATATGGGTAACAATAACGGTTAAAATTATGATTGGCGATTTTATACTTTGGATAAGGAATGTTCTAAAGCAAAACCTGTTTTGTGTTCATCATTATGTTTGGAAAGGTAGTGTGATGTTCTCTGAGTTCAGGTATGAACAATGTGAGAAATGTGGAAAATTAAAGAAGTAATATGAGCAATAGTGAATCTCAAAATAGAAAAGGTAAAGGAGGAAGAAAGCCTAAGTTTGATTATACAAGCGAGGAATTTCTTTCTCTCGTGGAATCGTATGCCAAAAAGGGATTCACTGACAAGGAAATTGCTTATGCCATAGGGATTTTGCCTCAAACATTCTGCGAAAAGAAAAGTGAGTACACCGAAATATCCGAAGTCTTAGCGCGTGGGCGCGCGACAATCAATGCCACTGTAAGGGCTAAATTCCTTGCAATGGCTCTCGGTGGCATAAAAACCAAAAGCACCGTGGTAAGAAAGCTCCGTGATTCAGAAGGGAATTTGACGGGCGAAGATGAATTACAAGTAAGCGAAAGCGAGTTGGCTCCTAATTTGCAAGCAATGTCCGTTTGGCTGTACCACCATGATGAAGATTGGAGAAAGATTGAGCGCAAACAAGATGAAGACGCTGATATTCCAACAGACATAGAGCATGGCATCAACATTGATTCTTGGATTAAAGACAAGCTGAAATGATAGTACCTCAAGAAATTTACCATCCATTATACGAGGATAAGGAAAAATTTATAATTCTTATTACCGGTGGGCGTGGTTCGGGAAAGTCTTTCAATGCTTCTACCTTTATTGAGCGGTTGACTTTTGAAATGACTCCCGTAGAGAAAATAGTTCATCAGATTCTTTACACCCGTTACACGATGGTTTCTGCCGGTATGTCTATCATCCCCGAAATGATGGAGAAGATAGATTTGGACGGTACCACGAAATATTTCAAGACCACAAAGACGGACATAGTCAATAAGATGACTAAGAGCCGTATCATGTTTCGGGGTATCAAGACTTCTTCCGGAAACCAGACAGCAAAACTGAAATCCATTCAAGGCATTACGACTTTTGTCTGCGATGAAGCGGAAGAGTGGACAAGCGAAGATGAGTTCGACAAGATAATGCTCTCCATTCGCAAGAAGGGTATTCAGAACCGGATTATCATTATAATGAACCCATGTGATTCCAATCACTTCATCTACAAGAAATACATTGAGAAAACTCACAAGCTGGTAGAGATTGACGGTGTGCAGGTTCAGATTTCCACTCATCCGAATGTGCTCCATATCCATACTACGTATTTTGATAACTTGGATAACCTTTCTCCTGAGTTCCTGAAAGAGGTGGAAGATATGAAGGTGAGTAATCCTGAAAAGTATGCTCATGTGGTTATCGGCCGGTGGGCTGACGTTGCAGAAGGTGCTGTGTTCAAGAAGTGGGGAATTGTTGACGAGTTCCCGGCTTGGGCAAAGAAAATTGCTTTCGGGCAAGACTTCGGTTATACGCATGACCCGTCTGCTTCCATTCGTTGTGGTATCGTTGATAACGCCCTTTACTTGGATGAAGTGGATTACCGTACTGGATTGCTTTCTTCTGACATCATCAAGACTCTTCGCCCGTGGGGATTGAAAGTCATTGCTGACAGCGCAGACCCACGTTTGATTCAAGAGATACACAACGGAGGAATCAAGATATATGCCGTAGAGAAAGGTGCAGGCTCTATCAATGCCGGAATTGACAAAATGAAAGATATGGAGATTTATATAACCAAAAGCTCGTACAACTTGCAAAGCGAGTTCAGAAAGTATGTTTGGGCAAAGGATAAGGACGGGAACTATATCAACGAACCGGAAGACCATGACAATCACGGAATAGATGCTGTACGTTACTATGTATTGGGTGAGCTTCTTGGTAAGATTCAGAAGCCGAAAGATTTAACTGGAATATTCACACACTAAAAATATAAGCTATGCCATTGAATTTAGAAGAAATATTAGCATTGCCTGACATCGGGCAGAAGATAAACTATCTGAAGAAAGGTAGGAAGACTGAACTTCCCGACCGTTGCAAACTTTGGGATGATTGGAATCCGGAACGCCACGAAATCATTGTGGATAAAGAAAAGTATCCGGACAGAAAAGTACTTGATAAGGAATCCGAAAAAGTTTTCGATGAAAAAACTGGTAAGACTTATGAAATCGAAGCAAAGTATAAGACTGAACCGGTGAACCGTATTTCTATTCCATTGGAACAAGATATAGTGAACATTCAAACTGCTTTCACGGTCGGCACAGAACCGTCTATGGATTGCATTCCGACTGATGATGATGAAAAGAAGCTGCTGGATGCGGTAAAGGCTGTATTTAAATCCAACAAAATCAAATACCAAAACAAGAAGATTGTCCGTGCCTGGCTCTCCGAACAAGAAGCGGCAGAATATTGGTATGTTACCGATGATGATTCGTTTTGGGCAAAGTTTTGGAAGAAAGTTAAGACTACGTTCGGTGGCAAGGTCAAGCCCACCAAGAAACTGAAAAGCGTGTTATGGTCTCCATTCAGAGGTGATAAGCTATACCCGTTCTTTAACGACGAAGGTAAAATGATTGCTTTCTCACGTGAGTATAAAAAGAAGCTCATGGATGATTCGGAGGTCACCTGCTTTATGACTATCACGGACAAAATGGTTTATCAATGGGATTTGTCTAAAGGGTATGAAGAAAGAACGCCTTTTGCTCATGGATTCCCAAAACTACCGGTTCTCTATGCTTATCGTCCTGAATCTTATTGCAAGAAGATAAAGACATTCCGTGTCCGGCTGGAAAAACTGTTATCTAATTATGCTGATTGTATAGACTACCATTTCTTCCCACTGCTGAAGCTAATTGGAGATGTAGAGGGTTTCATGGGTAAGGTTAAGGATAGAATGGTCAAACTTACAGGTGAAGGTGCGGATGCCCAGTATCTGACGTGGAACCAAGTTCCGGATACGGTACGTTTTGAAGCAGAAACACTCACTAATATGGCTTATGATATGTCAAACACTCCAAGAATATCGTTTGAGACATTGAAAGGCATAGGCAAGGCTTCCGGCACTGCTTTCCGCTTCATGTTTATGGGTGCACATATGGCGGTAGAAAATCACGGTGAGGTTATCGGTGAGTTCTTGCAGCGAAGAGTAAATTTCATTGTTTCCGCTTTAGGCTCTATCAATCCAACCGAGTTTAGCAAGGCATCGCAGACCATTGACATAGAAACAGAACTGGTTCCATATATGATTGATGATTTGAATGATAAGGTGACTACTGCCGTTTCCGCTGTCAGTGGTGGCATCTGGTCAACGCGTGAGGGAATCATGTTTGCCGGAAATGCTGATAGGGTAGAAGAGGAACTTGCAGAAATCAAAGAGGAACAAGCAGCAAAGAATGAGCAAATCGGAGATAAGGGAAAGAAAAACGCCTCTTAGTTAGAAAAATTACGGGACTTATAGTTTTAGTATAAGAAAAATAGTTAGCGGTGGCTTCAAAGAGTTGCCGCTATTTTTTTTGCTCTTTTAAATTATAAATATTAGAATATAATTTTGAATTATAGAATTATATATGTATTTTTGTCACACGATAATTGAGTAACCAATGAGAATATTTACCGAACAAGCATTAAAAGAATATGCAGAGAACCATCCCGATTCAAAGGTCGCTTTGCAAGAATGGACTACCATTGTGAAAAGAAGCAAGTGGACCTGTTTTGCCGATATTAAGAAAACGTTTAATAGCGTTGATAGTGTAGGTAATCAACACTATGTTTTCAATATCAAAGGCAATAACTATCGTTTGGTAGTAGTGATTAAATTCACTATTCAGTTTGTGTATATTCGCTTTATTGGTACTCATAAAGAATATGATAAAATAGATTGCGCTAATATTTAGGATTATGACAAAGATAGAAAATCAAGCCCAATATGAATGGGCGGTGAAAAGAGTAGAGGAACTTCTTCCATTAGTGAAAGATGATACTCCTTTGAATGACCCAAATAGCATAGAATTGGAGCTTCTTTCTAATTTGGTTGCTGATTATTCCGAAGAACATTTTGCATTGGGAGAACCAACACTTGTGGATGTTCTTAAACTTCGTATGTACGAAATGGGGCTTAATCAAAAATCACTTGCAAAGTTGGTTGGTGTCAGCCCATCACGATTAAGTGATTATATATCCGGTAAATGTGAACCTACTTTAAAAGTTGCTCGTGAGATAAGCCGGAAGCTAAATATTGATGCTAATATAGTGTTAGGTGTATGATAGATGTTAAGGAATTAAGAATTGGAAACTATGTTTTCCCTAAAAATGATAGTGGAAAAGAATCTGTAATTGGAGAGATTTTTGCTATTAACGATTATTTGGTAAGTATAAAGGGGAATCATAACCAATATGATTATCATCTTCTTGAGCCTATACCTCTTACAGAGGAATTACTTTTGAAGTGCGGTTTTACAGAATTGTATTCAGACTCAAAGGGCTATATATATAGTGTCAATAATATCGAGTTTATTCGTTCCTATTTTGATACTCCAAGTTACTTTATAAAAACGAATGAAGAGAACGTATTATTTGAAAAGCCCATAATCTATCTTCATCAGCTTCAAAATATATACTTTGCCTTAATAGGAAAAGAACTTGAAGTGAATTTATAATATATCATCTAATCATATTAGGCGTGATTCCATTCGGTTTCACGCCTTTTTTATATCATTTTACGACAATCGCTTCATTGTCGTGTATCACCTATCTGATAATTTTTCACCTTCTTTATAAATAACGAAATTTACCGTAGAAATTTATAAATCAAATTCATACGGTATGAATATTCAAGAACTTATTTTAGCAGGGCTGCAACAGAAATTCGCTGGGGTGGACACTGCTATCTTAACCCGAATTGCCACTAAGAAGGCAGAGGGTGTAACGGACGAGACAAAGGTAAACTCCATTGTTGAGGGTATCGGTTTTTCGGACGTGCTTAATTCCTATGGTGATTTCCGTGCTGGGGATGCTTCCAAGACCGCAGTTTCCAACTACGAGAAGAAGCATAACCTTAAAGACGGTAAGCCAATCGAGACTACCACTACTACCAAAACGGAAGAGAATAAAGACGATGTGCCTGCATGGGCGCAAGCTTTAATTGACTCCAACAAGAACCTTTCTGAAAAGCTAACACAGTTTGAAACGGAAAAGGCTCAAGCAACACGTAGCCAGCAGATTTTGGCAAAGGCAAAGGAGTATGGTATTCCCGAAAACTACGCCAAACGATGCGCCATTAAGGACGATGAGGACTTGGACGCATACTTCAAGGACTTGAAGCAGGAGTTTGCAAATGACGGCTTTAAGGGTGTAGTTCCTCCAGATACAGCAAAAAAAGAACTGGAGAATGAGACTCAGGCGTTTGCGAAAATGATTGCAGACGACACTAAAGAAATTGTAGAACAACAAAAACAGTGATTTTATGGCAGCAGGATTTAAGTATAATCTTGAACCGGAAGTTGAGCAGGAAGAACGCTACGACGTAGAAACCGGACGCAGACGCAGAGGTCCATACAAGTTGGACACAACCAATCTCGTTGTCGGCTCGTACTTGCCCTCATTCACACCGATTGCAGCTGACTTGGTGAAGAAAACATCCCAAGTGGCTATCCGTGTGGAAGTATATGAGAAGTTTACGACAGGCTCCAATACCACATTGAAAATCAAGAAACGTTCTTTGGCTTACAAAGGTATGCACTTGGGTAACGGTGCGCATGGAGCGACAATCAACGCTATTGACAAGGCTGACAAAGCTTTTGATAAGCTGACGTTAGCGGCAGACTTTGGAGAAAATCTAGAAGCTGGAACAGTTCTTTACGAAGCGACAGCCGCAGACGGTACAACGCCCAAAGTTATCGCAAATTCAGCTCTGTATGAAAGGAAGCAGGTAGAGGATGGCATAGTATTGGTTTCCCTTTTGATGCGTGCGTTTGAAATCGAACCGACCAAGCTAGTAATGCCTTTCGCAGATATTGACAAGGCGAATATGCCGCACTTCCAGTTTAACGCTTTGGATGTCAAACAAGAAAAAGAAGCCGTATCTATTCCTAAGGCTTCTTCTAGTCAGGACGGTTTGATGAGTAAGGAAGATAAAGCCAAATTGGATGGGGTTGCAGCACAAGCTAACAAGTATACTTTAACAGCAGCTACGACTTCTGCTCTTGGAGGTGTAAAGCAGGCAGCCAAAGTGAATGATGCATCTGGTACGGTGTCGGTAGAAAACTTTAACGGATTATTGACAGCGTTGAAAAACGCAGGTATAATGGCAAAATAAAGAAAGGAGGACTAATATATGATGCTAACTATTCATACATTGTTTAATGACCCGAACATTGTAAATGCAGTGATTCAGCGTGTCCTCAAGACAAGAAAGGACACAATTTATTGGCAGCAGTATTTGGGCTTCCGTAGGACTACTACTCGTGTATTTAAAGACTACATCGGTCAGGTTACTGGCGTGATGGCTGGTTCCATCAACTCCCGTTATGGCGAAAAGCCTATCCGTGAACGCAGGAATATCGGTTCCGGATATGGTGAGATTGCCTATTTGGGTGACCGCTATCAAATCTCAATCGACCGTTTGTCTGACTTGCAGGACTTGATAGATAAGTATAATGCCGCCAAACCGGAAGACCAGAAAGCAGCCATGCGTGACATCGTGGACTTCATCTATGACGATTACCGTCAGGTATTGCTGGCACCGCACAAGCGTATGGACATTATCGTAGGCTCTCTGTTGATGACTGGAGCAGCAAGCGTGAAGAACAAGGACGACAATGCCGGAGGAATTGACTTATTGAACATCGACTTGCCGTTTAAGTTTATCAAGCCGGACACAGAGGATAAAGACTATTTCGTCACTTACTTGCAGCAGAAACTGAATGAGCTGAAATCTATTTACGGCACATTCCCCAAGATGATTATGAGCCGTGGCACATTCATCAAGAATATTATCGGTTCAAGTGAATTTGGAGATAAGTTCAAGATGCAGCTTACAGGCAACGAGATGTATATGTCCACCGGGATTATCACTTCGCAACTGGCTTCTGCTATTTTTACGGGTATCGGACTTCCGGCTATTGAAATCAAGGAAGATTATGTGGTAGACCAAACAGGTAAGAATATCCCCATTTATGCAGATGGTCGTATTTCCCTGCTTCCGCAGGATAAAATCGGTTATATGCGCTTCCACACTCCTTATGAAGCTGTGGATGGTGTACCGGGACGTAATTACACTCAGGCAGATGGCGATATGCTGATTTCAGGTTACAAGGACGGCAATGGTCGCTATCTGGAATACACAGCCGAATGGATTCCGCAGATTGCGAACCCGAACCTGATTGTGAACTTCGATTTGAGTGAGATGAACGCATGACAGTAAACGATTATATATTACAGAAGTTTCAGACCTTCGGCGTTAACTTGTCGGAGGCTGACCTTTTCGATATATGTCTGAACGCAAAGATAAGCGGAGGGGGTGAGATGAACGAGGATTGCCAAACACGGGTGTCGGTGGCAATTGCGAAGTTCATCCCCTCTCTATTGCTTCGTGCCACTTCCATCAGCGAAAGCGGTTTTTCTATGTCTTGGAACATTCAAGGCATTAAGGATTACTATTCATTTCTGTGTAAACAGTACGGTTTGAAAGACGAACTGGGTAACAAACCTAAAGTGACTTTCTTATGATATTCGCTCCACACATATTGCAGGTAAAAGTTATCACCCCGATGGATAAGGACGAGTTTGGCAGACCTATTCCCGGAACAGGTGGTGAAAGCTGGCAGGAGGTGTGCAAATGCCGTTGTGATGATAACACTACCAAAGAGTTTTCATCTGATAACGGCTCTGTGTATCGTCCGAATTATCATGTGGTATGCGAGAAGAAAATTACTGTCAAGGCTGGTGATGAAGTACGTTGCATGGATGGTGATAGCGTAAGAGGTCAAGGCGAAGTTTATACAGTGAAGAGTACAAACTACTTTAACTACTCGGAATTATGGATGTAGATTTCGATTTCTCAGATGTCGACTCCTTTTTCGATGAAGGAGAATGGGAGGTCGAAAAGAAGATGATTGATGTAGGCGATGAAGCCGTGAAGTACGCAGAGGAACATGGGGATTATCAAGACCATACACTCACTTTGAGAACGTCCAATGATTACGATGTCAATAAAGACGGTTTGACATTGAAAAACGAAGCGGAATACGCATCATTCGTAGAATCTAAAGGGTATGATGTTTTGAGTAGTGCTGCTTTATTTGCGGAGAAACGATTAAAAGAAGAATTTGAAAAATGAAAAAGTACATTGGAACAAAACAGATTGAAGCAGAACCTATGACATTGGGTGAAGCTTGCAGTAAAGGCTTGGTAAAAAGTGAAATAGAAGAGAATGAGTCTTATAAACTAGGATATCACACTCGTACTGAATATGGCTATGAAAGTTGGTCACCCAAAGAACTGTTTGAAGAATCATATCGAGAAGTCAAGAAAGAAACTCCTATCTGTTTCGGTGATGTTATCGAAGTGTTAAAACAAGGTGGGACTGTTCGTAGAAGTGGTTGGAACGGTAAAGGTTTGATGGTATTCAAACAAGTGCCAGCTCATATCGAAAGCGACATCATCCCTAAGATGCAATCGCTTCCCCAATCGGCAAAAGACCTTATTCTGAAAGGTAAGGGATTTATTGACTATACAAGCCAGTGTCTTATCTACAACGAGAATACCGGACGCGCTGATTCATGGGTTCCGTCTATCAGTGATGTATTTGCAGAAGATTGGGAGATTGTGGAATGATAGTAACTACCGACATAGGAAACATCCTCTACCGGGACTGCAAGGCTTTCGGAATAGATCTAGTGCCTGATGGTGAAACGCTGACGGGTGAATTGAAGTCCGAAAGGATTGTCATCCACACGAAGAAACAACAGCCGGGAAAGTATTGGAAGAAATCTTTCGCAGAAGTGAATCTATGTGTACCCAATTTAAGCGAGAATGAAGCGAACACAATCCGGCTTAACGAACTCGAAAGAAAGGCTGGCAAGCTGCTTGATGATGTAGTAAGCACCTATGACGGTACAACCTATCGTTATTCTATCGAATCAATTGGCACGGAAGCGGATACAGCTTTGAAATGCCATTACGTGAATGTGAGAATTTTATTTGAAGTAATAAATGTAAAACTATAAGATTATGATTTCAGCAGTAGGAATAAAAAGAATCTTGTTTGCCGATATTGATAAGGTAACGGCAGACATTACCCCCGAAATCGCAAAGACTTTGATTCAAGCCGCTATCAAAGCAAAAGATGAGGTTTTGAATGTACACGGGGAAACGTGGCAGATTGAGGAAACGGAAGCCTCCGTCACTGGGTACAAGAACCAATTAACGGGAAAGAATTACCGTTACGATGATGTGCCGGGAGAAGTATCACCCACTTTCTCTATCGGACAATATGACTGGAAGACAAAGAAAGCGTTCATGGGGGGCGATGTTATTCAGGCAACATCTAAAGATGTGGGTTGGAAGCGTGCTTTAGACAAAGTTATTATCAACAAAGCATTGTTCTGTCTGACCGATGATGATGTCTGGTTCATCTTCCCAAAATGCCGTATTGTTTCCCGTGAAGCCAATACGGATAAGGCAATTGCAATCGCTGTAAAAGGCTTGGTGCAGGAACCGGGAATTGAAGGCGTTTCTTCTGAGTATAACTACGAAGAGGGGCAGATTAAAGCTTTGCAGGCATGAACTACAGTAACCATTGTACCTACTCCTTCCGATGCGACCGTAAAGTTGGACGGTGTAACGGTCAAGTCAAAGCAGGTGAATGCTGGGGCTACCGTTCACTATGAAGTGTCGAAAGTGGGGTACGTCACTCAGTCAGGAGATATTAAAACCACTCCTTCTGAAGTTGATACCACTCTTAAAAAAGAGATAACATTGGTAAAAGCACAAGAGTGATAACCGGGGGATGGATATATACCATTCCCCCTTTTAGTTTAAGAATATGAATCAAGCAGCAAAAACGGTTTCTGATGCTTTGTTAGGGCTGGATTTCATGAATGTGGAGATAGGAGGGATGGTTTATACCATTAAACCTCCTACAATTAAAATTATCTGTCGTGCCATTCATCATTTTTCCAATATCGGCATGACTGGAGATAATGTCATGGAAGCTATTAAAGAGCTTCCTGAAGCTACTGAAGATATGCTGAAAGGTATTTCATGCTTCATCTGCGGGAATGATAGTTTGGTCAAAGAATTGGAGAACGGCACTTTTGAAGAAGTCAAAGATGCCTTGGAAGTCTGTTTCTCTATGATGGATATTTCGGCTTTTCAGTGTGTCAGCTCGATGAGGAACGTGTCGATGCTGGCAGCAAGACCGAAACAGTAGGAAACACAACGTTCTTCGGGCAGATAGCCCATTTGATTGACACGCTTCATTTGAGTTATACAGAAGTGTTTGAGGTTATCCCTTATCGGAATTTGCTGATGATGCAACGGGATAAATTACACGCAGTATATGGTGGTCAAAAAGTGAATAGAATCAGTGGTAAGGAATTGGCTAATCGTAGGAAAAAGAAATAGATATGGCGAAATTATATTTTAAGGTAGGTAGTGACTGGGAAGAAGTTGTAAGGCTCCGTAATGAAATTGTGAAGTTAAAACAAGAGTTAATGAGCATGGATGGCACGCAGTCTCCTGCTGCTTTCAAGGCTTTGAATGCCCAACTTGCTGCATCCAACCAAAGATTGGATGAGTTGGTGACTAATGCAGCCAAAGCTGGAGCGGAGATGGAAACGGGATTCAAAAGGAAAATCTTCGATGCTTCCCAGGCCGTGAATGGATTCACAGAGAAGATTCTTGCTCAAAAAGCGGTAGTTAAGGATATTGAAGCGGATGTAAAACGACTTGGGGATGCTTATCGTATAGCATTGAAAAGGAATCCGTTATCAGCAAATAGCAAGTTAGAAGAATACAATGCTGCCCGCAAAGCTCTTGATGAAGAAAAGGCAGCTTTATTTGGATTAACCCAACAACAAGCCGAAGCGCGTCTTTCCGTAAAGAAACTTCGGGATGAATACGCCCTTTACAATGATAATGCTAAGGAAATCGTAGAGAGTAACAACGGTATCGCTATTTCTTGGAAGAAAGCATTGGCGGTTATTGGTGGTGCTGGAGTATTAAAGGCATTAGGTTCTGAAATGATTCGTGTTCGTGGAGAATTTCAATCCATGCAGACCGCTATTGAGACTATGGTTGGAAAGGATATGGCAGGACAACTGATTCCGCAAATCAAGGAGCTGGCTAAGATTTCTCCACTTACTATGTCAGATATGGTTGGAGCAGAAAAGATGATGCTTGGATTTAACATACAAGCAGAAGACACTATCAAATACTTGAAAGCCATTAGTGATATTTCTATGGGGGAATCCAGTAAGTTCAATTCGCTAACTTTGGCATTTTCACAGATGTCAGCAGCGGGTAAACTTATGGGGCAGGATTTGAATCAAATGATAAACGCTGGATTCAACCCGTTACAGATTATCTCCGAAAAGACCGGAAAATCTATCGCAACTTTGAAAGATGAAATGTCCAAAGGTGCTGTTTCCGCTGAAATGGTTCAACAGGCATTCATTGATGCAACTTCCGCAGGTGGTAAGTTCTATAATATGTCTGAGAATGCCTCAAAGACTATCAATGGTCAGTTGTCTATGATGCAGGATGCTTTGGATTCCGTGTTTAACGAATTGGGAACAAAGTCGGAAAGTGTTATCATGGACGGTATTCAAATGACAACTTCGTTGATTCAGAATTATGAAACAGTAGGTAAGATCTTGGCTGGATTAGTGGTTACTTATGGTACATACCGGACCGCAGTGATGCTTGTTACTGCTGCCGAAAGTAAACATACTCTTGTGGAGATTGGACTTACCAATGCCCGTTTATTGGCACGAAAAGCGCAGTTAGCTTTAAACGCTGCAATGCTTACCAATCCTTATGTGTTGTTGGCAACGGCGGTTGTAGGGCTTGGAGCTGCCATGTGGGCATTATCCGACAGCACAACATCTGCTGAACGTGCTTTGGACTCGTACAACAAGAAAATAGAAAAACTCAACACGGACGAAGAAGATCGGAAACGTACTTTGGAAGGTCTTGTTAGCACCATTAATAGCGAGGTGGAAGCCGAGACTACTAAACTTAAAGCTTTAAAAGATATTGAGGAACTATATCCAGCACTCTTTAGGAAATATGTTGATGAGAAAGGCCATATACAGGATTTGACTGGTTTTTGGAAGGCATATAATGAAGAAGTTGTAAAATCCAGAACACTGTCAAAACAGGCTATAGTCGAGTCCTTGGAACAACAGATAAAAAGTGCGGAATGGGCTTATAATTTAGCTAAGAAGGAGAACAACCGTTCCGAAATGAAGGTTCAGGCACAGCGTATCGAAGACCTGAAAAATGAATTGGCAAACGCAAGAAAAGATGTCTTGTCAGAAATCAATACCCAATTGGAAGTTGAGAACAGACAGGAAACACAAGAAACTACATATCAAGAGGATTTGGCAAATGCTAAAGTCGAATGGGAGAAAGCGAAAAAAGGGTACGAGGCCTTAATCAAAGATCAGACGGCTACATCGAAACAGGTGAAAGAAGCCAAAGATAAGATGGAGGCATCCGAAAAGACATACAAGGAGCTGGGCGGAGTAACCGGAAGCGCACTGACCAAGCAGGAAAAAGCTGCTGAAAAGCAAAAAAAAGAACAAAAAAAGACAGCCGAACAACTTCTTTCACTTCACCGTCAGAACCAACAGGATGAAATCAACCTGATGAGAGAAGGCACGGAAAAGAAGTTGAAACAGATTGACCTTGATTATCAGAAACAGATTGATGCGATAAGAAAACAGGAGGAAGAATGGAGCAAAGCCGGTAACGGTAAGCTGACCGACAAGCAGGCACAGAAAATTTCAGAAGCTTATACCAATGCCGAAAGTATGAGAGATAAAGATATCTCCGATGTAACTGAAGGACAGCTGAAAGCCGAACAACAGGCTTTGAACGACTACTTGAAAGAATATGGCACGTTCCAGCAGCAGAAATTGGCTATCGCCCAAGAGTATGCGGAAAAAATAAGGAAAGCACAGGAAGAAAACGGTGTTAATAGTGCACAAGTAAAGTTACTGGAGAAACAACGTGATGTTGCCATACAGAACAAGGAAACAGAAGCCATAAAAGCCAATATAGATTGGGTTACTGTGTTCGGTGAGTTTGGTTCCATGTTTTCCGACATGATAAAGCCCGCCTTGGACGAAGCGAAAAAATATGTACGGACTGACAAGTTCAAGAACTCCGATCAGGCAAGCCAGAAATCATTGATTGACGCCATCAGCCAGATGGAAAAGTCTTTGGGTGGTACAAGTGGAGTCAACTTCAAGAAACTTGGAGAGGATGTAAAAGCCTATCAAATAGCAGAACAGAATCGTATCAGTGCCATAGGGATTGAAACAGCTGCTTTGGAAAGACTAAAGAAATCACAGGATGATTACACCAAAGCGCAGAAGGGCGGAACGGAAAGTGAGAAACAAGCCGCAGCAAACGCTCTTGAAACAGCACGGCAGAATGCTGACATTGCATCCGCCAATGTGAAGACACAGACTGATATCGCCAATCAGGCCCAGCGTAATGTGACTGATACCGCCACCAGACTGAAAGCAAGCATGGAAAATTTGTTGGGAGGCTTGCAGCAGATTTCATCCGGTGGATTGTATAACGCATATAGCGGAATTATCAAAACCGTGAACGGATTCAAGGATGTCATAGGAAAAACGTCAGAATCTCTTAAGGAGGTCCCCATTGTCGGATGGATTCTGTCCATCATTGACGTACTCAAAGACGGATTAAGTGATCTTGTCGGTGGTCTGCTTGATGCTGTTCTGAACGCTGTCAGTGGAATTATCGGTGATGTCTTGTCAGGGGATTTGTTTGTCACAATCGGCAAGTCATTGAGGAACGGCATAGGAAACATCCTGAACGCAATCTCATTCGGAGGCTTCAACTCCCTGTTTGGAATAGGTGGAAACGCCAAGGAAGTACAGGAAACGATAGACAGGCTGACGGACAGGAATGAAACTTTGCAAACGGCCATCGAGGATCTGACTGACGAGATGAAGGCAAGCAAGGGAATGAAATCGGTTGAATCTTACAGGGAAGCTGTAAAGTATCAGGAGGAAGTCAATAAAAACTATCTGCAAATAGCAAAGGAGCAAGCCGGATATCATAAGAGCCATGGCAGCTGGCAGCATTATCTGAAATGGACGGATGAAATGCTGGAACACGCAAGAAAAGCTACCGGCATGCAGGATTTCTCCGGCACCGATTCCTTGTGGAATCTGACCCCCGAACAGATGAAGGCTCTACGGTCGGACGTATGGTTATGGGATATCATGGAATCTTCCGGTAAGGGAGGTTACGGTGAGCGTGTTACCGACAAGCTGGATGATTATATAGAGCAGGCAGGAAAACTGGAAGAACTGACCGACAGTCTTTATGAGGGCCTGATCGGAATGTCATTCGATTCCATGTATGACAGTTTTATAAGCAGTCTGATGGATATGGAGAAGAGTGCGGAGGATTTTGCTGATGACATATCCAAATATTTCATGCAGGCGATGCTGTCAAATGCCATCGGTGAACAGTTTAGTGACAAACTGAGGACATGGTATGATAAATTCGGTGAAGCCATGAAGGATGATGGTACGCTTGATAATAATGAGCGTAAGGAGCTGATGGATGAATACATGGGTTATGTGGACGAAGCCATGAAGCTCCGTGACGAGCTTGCCGCAGCAACCGGATATGACAAGATTTCACAGGAAGCAGCTTCCCAGTCTGCAAGCAGCAAAGGTTTCCAAACCATGTCTCAAGATACCGGCGAAGAGTTGAACGGGCGGTTTACAGCATTGCAGATTGCAGGAGAAGAGATAAAGAATCAGAATATTATTCAATCTCAATCACTTAATCTACTGACAGTAAAAGCAGATGCTCTACTTTCCATAAATACGGAAACAAGGAATATCGCTGATGATACGCGAGATTTGATAGCACAATCTTATCTTGAATTGGTACAGATTTCAGAAAATACAGGGGCAATCGTCAAACCTATTCAACAGATGCAAAGAGATATAGCAGAAGTTAAAAAGAATACAGCAAAATTATAGTCTATGGATGAATTATTAATTAATGGCGAAAACGCTTATACAACATGGGGTGTGAGAATGGGAGAGGGGTTTCTTGATGTTATTGGGGCATCCGCTTCCATGAAGGATTTTATTGAGAACAAAAGCCGACTTGAACATGGGAAACGGGTAATAATCAATAATCCTAAAGTCGATGAGAGGGAAATAACTCTTTCGTTCACTATCGAGAGTAATTCTCAGTCTGATTATCAAGCAAAGAAGAAAGCTTTCTTTGATGAGCTGTATAAAGGTGTGGTTGATATTCAGATTCCTGCTAATAGTAGCGAGGTTTACCATCTTATTTATACTGGCAAGAGTGTCACTTACGCACAGAGTTTAGACCGAACTTTCGGAAAAATTTCAGCCAAGTTTAACGAGCCAAATCCGGCAAACAGAAGCTAATTCACGACATTGGTTTTATTGTCGTGTATGTGAGTGCTCAAAATTGGGCACTCTTTTTTTTATCCCCGAACTTTGAAGACATGGAACAAATCGACATCAAAGACATATCCGGTGCTATCCAGCTTACAACTTTGATTAATGAAGGCTGCAAGCGTAAGTTCACTCTGATGAAGGAGGACTACATCATGTTAAAGTTCTCCTTAGAGAATCCCATATATTTCAAACTTGGCTCATACGTGGAATGTAACTTCGGATTGTTCGAGGTGTGCGACTTGCAGAAGCCCGCATTCAACACCAATACCGCCGGCTACGATTACGAATTAAGACTTGACGCCTACTACTGGAAATGGAAAAACAAAATCTTCAAATATACCCCAGAAACGGCCGGACAGGAGGCGTCCTGGAACCTGACCGCCCCGCTTGACGTACAAGCCGGTATAGTCCTTAGAAATTTGAAGGCTCTTGGTTACACATACAAAGGACAGGATTTTGTTTTCTCCATTGACAGCACTGTAGAGAATAAGGCGCTACTGATGACTTACGACAACATCAACATCCTTGACGCTTGTTTTGAGATGGCAAAGAAATGGGATTGCGAATGCTGGGTGACTGAAAACATCATCCATTTCGGGCGTTGTGAGTCCGGCGATGCGGTGATTTTCGAGATCGGGAAAAACGTGCAGGAAATGTCACAGTCAGAATCCCGGTCCACCTATGCCACCCGTATCTACGCTTTCGGCTCAACAAAGAATATCCCATCTGACTACCGTCCGGTTGACGAGACCGTGGTTGTGAACGGCGTGGTGCAAAAACGCTTAATGTTGCCCGAAGGCACTCCTTGCATTGACGCTTATCCTGATATGACTACCGAGGAAGCCGTCGAGCAGGTGGTTATCTTCGATGAAGTCTATCCTCGAAGAACGGGCATCATGTCGGATGTCACCACTATCGAAGTGACGGACAAGGTGGAGAATGAGGACGGCACAACCACCGAGGAAAAATGGAATGCCTACCGCTTTAGGGACACGGGTGTTAACTTTTCCGAGAAATATATCCTCCCCGGTCAGGAGCTGAGGATACGTTTCGCATCCGGGCTTCTCAACGGTTTGGAGTTTGCCGTGAAGTTCAATCCTGAGGGAAAGCCGGAGAAATTGGAGGATGGCGGATGGAACCCTGAGGCACAGCTTTGGGAGATAGTCAGGAATGAGGACTATGGCAGACCGCTTCCCGGTGATGTGCTCTTTCCCCAGGATGGAGATGAATATGTGCTTTCCGGCTGGGACAGTACGAAAATAACCGAGCTGGGGCTTGTGGGTGCCGCCGAGCAGGAGTTGAAGGAAAAGACTGAAAAGTACGCTGCCAAATCCAAGATAGACCCGAGTACCTATGGCTGCACGATGATGTCAAATGACGCATACCGTGAGGATGGCGTTCATAATTTCTATGGCATCGGTCAAAAGGTCAACCTTATCAACAAGGCTTATTTCGAGAACGGAAGACAGTCAAGGGTTATCGGATTTGAATTCAATCTTGATTTAGCTTATGATTCCCCTATATATACTGTCGGGGAAACCGCCGCCTATTCTCGTATCGGGGAGCTGGAGGAAAAGGTTGAGAGCCTTACCCTAAAGGGACAGACCTATACGGGCGATGGTGACAGCGGTGTGTATGTGATAAGAAGGAATGACTCTACACCGGCCACGGATAGTAACGTGTATTCCGCATTGCGCTCCTTAGTAATGTTCCTTCGTAAGGATCAAGCGGACGGAACAAATTTCTTATTGAAGTTCGGCAAGTTCATCGACTCCATGATTGCCGGTAAAGGTGCCGGTATCTATCCTGACGGGCGCGGTCAGTTCGAGCGTCTTGAGGTACGCGGCTCCGCAGTGTTCAAGGAAATCATCTATAACCGTCTGAACGCACAGGAAGGCGACACCTCATATTCCGAGAACGGAGTCATTGAGTCCGTGGCTTTAGAGAGCGACGGAACTTATACCCTGAAATTGCGCAAGCGCTGGGAGAATGACTTCACCGCATTCCAGGAGGGTGATATAGTGTACGGGATTGTAAACAACCTCTTTTCAACGGGGGAGTATTACGCCTCGTGGATGCGCGTGCTGTCCAAGAATGTCCCGGCCAACTCCATCTCGGTGTTGTCATACCCGGACAGTGAGGTGCCGGGCGGTAAAAACTATCCTCCCACAGAGTTGACGATCATTACCAGAAGAGGAAACGCCTTCAATGAGGACAGGCAAAGCTACTGGTATTTGTCCGCCACCACGGATAAATGTCTTGTCTGGCTGGAAGGAGTAACGAAGCCTGTCTTGGAACAGAACAACTATTACATGATATTGGGGCGTTTGCCCAATTTGGATTTGTTTGACAATCTCCCCGTCAACTATAAGCACTCGTACATATTCGCCCGTGCCGGCATCTTCGGTGAACTTTACCGGGTGGACTGGCAGGGACTGCCCGTACAGGAACTGGTGGACCGTGGCTTTTGGTCGGCCGAAGTCGCGTCCTCTGACAATCCTTACACCAATACGCAGGAGCGGGCGGACACGGTTTGGCACTACGGCTGCAAATGGAAGTGCCTGATGACGGGAACAGCCGACGAACCGCAATATGCGGCGGCCGGATGGGCGATGCTGGAAGGGAACCCGGAATTTACGATAGAGATCGGCAGCACAAAGGGGTGGTATTTTGATATCGAGACTTTTTCCACAACGTTATATATTACCGGCAAGCTGTACAACCGTGACGTGACAGATCATATACTTGACGCTGATGTGAGCTGGACGCGTGATACCGGGAATGTATCAGAAGATAACGCATGGGCGGTGAAGCGTGCCGGCGCCGGGAAAAATCTTCCTCTGACGATAGATGATCTCGGACCGAATTATACCAACATGCGGGTGTGTACGTTTAAAGCACAGGCGTTATTGCGTGACGGGCAGCAGTTTGAAGTGGCGGAGAATTTTGTAACATTTTAAAATGGTTTTATACAATGGCAACAAAGCAACGAAAAATAGAAATCAACTACCGGCTGTTACAAACCAGTTGTAACATCGAGGTGGTGGGCAGCGTGCCGGACATGCAGGTCTACCAGGCTGACAAAGCTGAATACACTCCGGACTATACGCTGACACCGCTGGTCCTGTTTCCGCGGTGCAACGCCACCGATCCGGAAGCGGTGACTAAAATCGGGGCGGTCAACTCCAGGCTGACCAACATGAAGTGGTACGAGCGCATCGGAACCACACGCACACTTATCACATCGACAAACACAGGCTACAGCATTACGGAGTCCGGTGACAGCAAGGGACAGATCACAATGAAAAAAAATGTCACCGTCCTAAAACCCGTCACGCTGGAGTTTTACGCGGAATATGCCGACACACGTACCGGACAGCTGTTTACTTTTCAGATGAGCTGTCTTGTCCGCGCGGTTGACGGTACGGATGCGATCCCCGTATTGACGATAGACAGCCCGTCCACGCTGGACTGGAACCCGGTGCGTGACATCACCGCACAGACCATCACGGCTAAACTGATGGTAGGCGACACGGACGTGACGGCTACGGGCAAATGCAAGTTCTTCTGGTACCGTCTGTTGTCTACGGGAGCGCTGGAGGCGATAACCACAGGAGCGGGTGACAACGACTGGGAGTTTGTATCACTGAACAAGAATGTATATAAGATTGACCGCAATTATATAGGTGATGACATCACGATTGTCTGCAAGGCCACCTATGCGGCTTCCGGGACTCCGGCATCAACCCCGGGCACATCGGACCCGGCAGTCTCTACGGTGATACGCCGCAGGATTCCGAAGATTGAAGCCGACTGGGAGGGCGTACCTACGGGTGTTCCGGATGGGACTTACGCCATCTTTCCCAGACCCGTCATTCGGGATACCATGGGGGTTATCCCGAATCCATCCGCCATGTTTAACTGCCACTGGTACGTCAAGAAGAGCGGAGATGCCGGATATGCCAAGGTTGCCGACGGATACTCTCCCAGGATACCTTTCAGCAACGGCATGATGTTAAAGCTGGAGGTGGAGGACAGAGGCCCTTACGTGGCGCTGACACAAGGCGGCAAGGTGCTCACACAGGGGGGCAAGGCGGTAGTAGTAAGAAAATTTGGATAACATTAAAAACAATAGAATTATGGCATTTTACATTAAAGTAACGAAGGAGGTTGCCGACCGGTTGCATCTGACCGATATCCGCAACAGGACAGCGGATGGCAATGTATTATTGTGGCAGGCGGACGTGGCACGTTTCCCCGGCGACACGGTATTTGACAGGGCCAAGGAAGCGGGCGGCGTCTGCCTGACCCCGCAGGCGGCGAAAGAAGAGATAGACGGTACGGACCATCCCGTCGAAGTATTCACACCTGCCTCTTGGGGGGAGGACAACACCGAAAGCTCCGAAGGCACGGATAGTACGGAAACGACCGGGGAAGGAGGAGCGTCATGAGTTTGGCCAGCGCGACCGGACAGGTCATATTTTCGCAAAAGGGCGGCGTATACATGCCTGCCATCCAGTGTAACCAGGGAGATCTGTATCAGGAGTATATGGGCGAAGCGTCCGCGCCGACGAACATCGCACCGGATTTCGCTTCGCTCAAGCCCGTCTTGTCCTTCATTCTCACCTCTTCGCGGGTGGCGGAAGGGCTGGTGGTTCCTTCCTCCATGAAATGGTATTTCAATGATGTCGAGATCAAGTTCTCGGGCAATGTCTCCACCAACACGTTTGGCGGTGAGACGGGACATTTCAAGTTTATCCCTTACCAGCCCGGTACGACGGATTACTACGGATTGCAGATCGTCAAGAATCTGGTCAAGGCGAGCGGAGCGGCCTCTTGTACCATCAAGGGTGAAGCCACCGTGACCGTTGGGAATACCAGCGACACCGTCCAGTTCGTCTATAGCATCCCCATTACCAAGGGGGTCGGAAACCAAAAGCATGTGACGATCATTGCCGGTGACAACAAGTATTTTACCCTTCGGGACAAAGGGCAGAGCTGCATTCTGAAAGCCGTAGCGCGCATGGGCAGTGACGAGATCACTACCGGACTGGCGTACAAGTGGTACAACCAGGTCAACGGTGCGTGGAGCGTGCTGAGCGGAAAGACCACACAGACATTGACCGTCACCAACGATATGGTTGACACGACAGGTGTGTTCAAGGCGGAGGTGTACCAGGGCGGCAAGCTCATCGGTCAGGACACGCAGTCCGTAATGGATGCGTCCGATCCGTTTGATTTGATCCTGAATCCCACGCCCGAGGACGAGACCATCCGGGAAAGTGGTGACACGGTGGTCTATAAGCCCATTCTGGTCAAGCGTGGAAGTACCACCAAGTACAAGGACATGACTTTCTATTTCGTGTTCATGGACAGTGCAGGAGTAGTCCTTAACCCGTCTACTTCCGGTACAGCAGCCACTTCCGGCACGTGTACTTGGGACATGTGCCAGCAGGCAGGAGGCAACGTGGCATGGACCATCACAACCAAGGAATAAGGAGGTGATATGCCGTTGGTGACTAGAACCGGACAGGTCAGTTTTGCTCCAAAAGGTGACAAGGGAGATAAGGGGGCGCGCATGCGTATGCGTGTATGGGAGGCGTCTGTGTCTTACCTGGAGGGCAAGCAAGGGCAGCAGTTTTACGACATTGTACTTTATGACAACCTGCTGTACCTGTGCATCCGTTCGCATACGTCGGTTTCGACGGAAACCCCCAAACAGAATGTGGCTTCGGGAAAAATAAAATACTGGGAGGTAGCACAGAGCTGGACTTTTATCGCCACCAAGCTGTTGCTGACCGAGAAGATCAAGGCGTCCATGATTGATGCGGACGGTATCAGGGCGGTCAATGTGGATATCAGCGGAAAAATCACGGCGGATAGCGGACGTATCGGTCCGTTTTCCATAGATTCCGGTATGTTGTCCTCAAAAACTCTTTATGAGGGGACGGATTCCCATGTCGGTTTCAACCTATCCGCCGGACAGATAGAGTTTTATAACGAAAGGACATTTGCACGTGTAAAAATCGGAGGGAACACGAAATTTGTCACAATCGAAGGGATATCGTATGATGCCGGAATTGACATACAGAGTCCGAATGCCATGATCGGGATGCACATCAAGACCCTGAGCATTCCTCTGTTCGTGGAGGGGGGTAACATTTTCCTTCATCCGAACAATGACAGTTATGTGTCTCTTCATGGCATAGTGGGGAACTGGAGGAACATATCCGTCAGCACTTCCCTGAATAACAATGATGACAATGTGATGTTTATTAATACGGGTAATATAGAAGTGACACTTCCTCCGGATGTTCCGGGACATACCATATACTTCAAACGTATGAGCGGCGGGGTAAGACTGACAGGCGGGCGCATCCTGCCTGCCCCCGGAGGAAAAGAGATGTCCTCCATTGATCTGGATTATGCGTCCGGATTCGTTAAATGTATGGGCAATTATTGGGTTATGTTTTATTGCGGATAACAGTATTTAATTAAGAATATTATGAAAGTTGATTTTACAAAATTTCCCCTGTTCACGGGGATAGACAGACAGGATATGGTGATAGCGGATATCCGTAAGGATATTGCTGACGGCATTTACAGGAACGTGCCCGGTCTTCCGGCGCACGTGCTTGCGGAGAAGATCTATCGGAACGAGCTTGTGGAGCTTGCCGATGACGAGATTCATATACTTGACCTCTACACTTCCGCTTCGGTGGGGCAGCTCGCCGACTCATGGCAGGATTATAAGAAAAACAATTTGGAAACTGGTAAATAAAAAATATTATGGAAAAGATGGAATTAAGTGAGGCGTTGAAAGCCAATGCCTCAGTACTGGAAGAACTGATGCCGATTGCTAATTTAGGAAGTAAAGGGCTCTTGAGAAAAGGCGTTCTTTCTCCTATATTGGTTTGCAATAAAGACTCCGTTCAAGAAGTATGTGTCGTTCGCCTAGCGAGTTCATCTAACGCCTATATCGGTATGATATTGTATGTATATTGGGGTGGTTCTACAGGTCTGTTCTTTATTAATAGTAAGACTGGTAACTCCTATATCATAAGGAAAGTCAACGGTAGTATGATTTCTGAAATAGAGTTCAAACGAAAAAATGATCATCTCTTCGTTCGGAGCAAGACAAACACAGCTTCATTTCGTGTAAGTGCTTTGTTTTTGGATACTACTGGGGTTGACCTGTCTTTATCCATGAATATAGTTGATGAGAATCTGGATGATGCTGAAGATATAGAAATACTATAATTCTTTGGTAACATGAGGAGCGGACGGGTGTGGACCGGCACCCATCCGTTTTATCTCATTAAAATATGACTTATTTTTAATACTATGTTGTTTGTATTTGTTTCCAATCAGTCCAAGTTCCATTATTACATATTCGAATAAAAAATCTGCTCTGAAAATCTACAAAAGTTTGCTTGATGGTGACCTCATTAATAGCAATCGTTTCCAAGAATCCATAATTACTTGATGTATTGGGTTTATTATCCAATGATTGGGTTTTATCGACAAACATATATCCAGTATTATTAGCTTCATTAAAATCAGTAATTTCACCAAATCTCCTTTTGTACCACGTATCATTTATCCCTAACAGTCCTTCCAGAAGCACAAATTTATGATCATGATGTTACAATTTGTTACATAGTTGCTACATCAGTCAAAGTTAAACCATTCAAAACGCTTGCAGGATGTTCTTCTACCGTAATTGAAGGAATATTTATATATTTGCTAGCTCCTATAATTGATACACAATAATTTATGTTATTTAAAGTATTGTTATGTATGTATAAATTGTAATCAGAATCCTCTTTAACAAACATGTTGCCGTTTCCAGACATAGAGCATTTATGCCCTCCTTTCTTTACCGGGTAATATACTGCTAAGTCGATTTTTTTAAAATATCCATTTTCGTATACCGTAACCGTTAGTAAAGTATATAAATATTGTTTTAATTTCGTAGGCTTAATGCAAATAACAGGCCCTTCGCCAACGTATGCTATACACATATTCATGGATGCTAATCCTTTTGTTTCATTTGTTGCAAGTGGAAGAAGTCCTTCCAGAAGGATTTTACTAATCTTCTTAAGGCAATAAATTTTGATAAGCAATTAAAAAAGGAACCCTGCTTCCTTCAACTCCTTCAATTTTGGAAGTCATAATAGTAGTATAGTCATTTTCAAAAGTGAAAGTAAATAATTGCCCATTAGCCAATGTATGCAAAATAAGGGAAAATAAAAACAAAGAAAATCCATGTAATTACTGATTATCAATATATTATAAATAGATAATGATTTCTATTGTATTCCTTAAAAATCGCTATTATTCACCATTTTTGTTACCTAAAACGATACTCATTTTCGGATTATTTCGTATCTTTGTGCATGGATATAAATCACTGACTGACA